GATGGGATTCATTGAGATCCTAGGATACGCATACGATGACAGTGTTAAGATGATTCCTTACCTGGAGAAGGGTGAGAAAGCAAACGCACTTCACCGTTACTGGAGAGGATCGAGCGGCACTGACAACAACCACAAATATAGTATCGACGCTCAGGTATTTCAGGAGCCTCCCACAAAGGCATCTAAGAAAAACTACTACCATATCCCCACTGATATCCACGATGCATTGCAGATCAAGGCTGTGTTGGAGAGGGGTGGTGCTGGGTATCAGAATGCTATGGGTGTATACATTGCTGAGCCCAAGGGTGACCCTGTGTGGGGTGCGATCATTGAGCCTAGAGCAACAACGTCCACTGGCATGAAAAAGTTTAGGATCAGTGCTAGTATCCTGAATCAATACAAGAGACATGAGTTGGGATTCTTCTTGATTCCTAATGGAGGAAACCAGAATAGTCTCAGCACAGGTCAGGTCATATCTTTCAGTGCATTGTCTGATGGGTGGAGAGCATCAGGAATTAGCTCTGCTCAGAGTAACTATGTCTTCTTCTCAGACCACAGACTGAATCCCAAGGATTCTTCTAGGGGTGGTAGCCGACAGTTTAGTAAGTGGGTCGGTAACAACTTCCAGTATTGGGAAGATCTTATTGGTGGTGACAACGACTTCGATGACATGAAGTTTTGGCATGAGCTCAACTGGCATGGTCAAACATACAAGTATGAAGGCATTCAGTGCTATGTCTGGAGGGATCCTGCTCCCACACCAATCAAAGTCCCCATTAGAAATAAATCTGAATGCGACCAGCGTCTCTTCGATCGTCAATTCCAAGACATTCAAGTGACAAGATCGGACTGTGGACCAGAGGTCTTCAGTGTTGATCCTGATGCCACTGAGATGAAGATCGAATGTGGTAAATGCAATGGGTCATATACCTTTGAAATGAATAGGTCACAGACCATTGATGCTATTTCCAGTGGCAAATTCAGCATCAGAAGTATGGGTGGAGTTGTTGGTGGCATTGCAGGGGACTGCATTACTGCTAGGTTTAGATTAACGATCGGTGGCAGTGTGGTTTGGGACCAACAGATTGTCATGGAAGAATGGCCAGAGATTGGATCCAAGATGCACCCAGGAATCGCTGACTTCTCAGTTAGTAAGGGCGATACAATTACATTAGAGGTGGTGAGTATCACTCAGGGTCCTTTTGCTGGATCGGTCAGTCCCAAGATGTCAATCTTTGATGAGGCGACTCAACTGTTTGAGGGTGCGATGACCATCAGGTTGATGACAACCGCTGGCGATACTGATTCATATCCCATTCCATATCAATTGGGTAACAAGGATGCTCTCCCGACAGATGGTCAGGTCAGAGGTATGGATATGCAACTGGCAGTATTGACTGGTGAAGATGGTAAGAATGGTGGTGATATTGTTTGGAATCTCACTGAGATGTATAAGATGTATGAGAATGGTGCGTTGGTTGACACTGACAACGAGTATGCATCCAAACTCACATGGTCCCAGAGAATGAATGGGATGAATAGAGGTTGGAATTACACCACTGGTAGCAGATATGGTGCTTACCTAGACTCATTTGGTATTGACTCTGGAGATGTCAGGCAGCACTTTAATAAGTTGACAACATCAGACTTGTTTAAGGATGGTAAGACTGGTAGACACAAGGTAGAGCCCAACCTTGCTGGAAGTAATACTAAGAATCACATCGAAACCCCTTACAACTACGCCAGACTTGCTAGATTCTCTGACAATGCAACTGTCTGGTGGGATGAGTCTGCCACTCGCTATGGAAACTCCACAACCAACAGTGAGATTCTAGATGATTTGTATGATGGCATCAGTCAAAACAATACGTTTGAATTCTATGAGCCTGGATACTTCATCCAAGACTATTACTTAGTCGATGATGATGCAAAGGATAAGATTGACTTCACTAGGACTGCAAAGATTCGTGTGGGTATTACTTTCTATCCATACTCAACTGGTGCTTCTCTGACAACCTTTGGTAAGGCATACCGCAGGAGCAACTTCTATGCTATAGTAGAGTTGCTTGAAGTCCTGAATGACGGTTATGGTTACTCGGAGGGTCAGGAGTTTGATCTTAAATGGCCAATTGATTACGAAAAGAAACAACGTAAGTGGGCAGACCAAGGCACTCCATCCCAGGTAGCAGATGACATCTTCTCCCCATTCCATCCGAAGCACCACAAACCAAACACATATGGAGTTAACACAACATACAAAATCCCTCAAGAAGTTGGTATCTCCTATGAGTATCAAGATAAATATCAGGACACTGGCAAGAGTCCAGTAAGGGATGCATTATATCAAGAGTCCCACAACAAACAATCTATGGTATGGTATCTTCGTAGGACAGATCCCAAAAATCATATCCATTTCAAAGTAAGAGTGAGCGATGTATCATGAGTGAAGGTTTCGGTGAATCTATTATCCCAACTAGCCAGGCAAAGCGTCATGCTGATTGGGCAGAGAGGAGTCTTGAAAAGTCTTCTAAAGAATTAAAAATGCTTCGTAGAGTCATTGAGCAATACAAGGATGACCCAAAGGGTCGTGCCAAGATGCTCAAGAAGATGAAGAAGTATTGGAGCAGCAACGTTGCTACAATTAAAAACCTTGACTACAAACCCAAGGGAGAAGAATTCTGGGCGAATGTTGAGAATCAGATTCTCGATAAGCGTCAGGAGTTGACTGATCAGGAGGTAGAGGAGAATGCACCTCCGTCTCCTATCGAGATGGCAACGGAAGACATGCAGGCAATTCGAGAGTATTTGCAGGCAGAAGAATGAAAGTCGCTGTGATTGGCAGAGGATCGTCTGGTTTAATCACGACGATGAATCTTCTTGCCTATGGAATTCAAGTGGACGTTTATTACGATCCAAGCATACCCCAGTTACCTGTGGGTGAATCTACAACGCCACAATTTCCAGATCTCATTGAGAAGACTCTTGGATATACAAGGAAAGATCTTTGTGATCTGGGTCTTGCATCGATGAAATATGGTATTGAGTTTGATGGTTGGGGTAAGAGTGGTGAAGTCTTTACTCATGACTTCATCTTCTCAGATGCTATTCACTTCTTCACAAAGGATCTCAACCCATTCCTGTGTGAGAAACTAGAAGAGAAGGGTGTCCGTTTCATTTCCCAACCCGTCAGAAGTCCCGAAGTCCTTTACGAATCATATGACTTTGTGATATCATGTGCTGGGTTTGATGAGAAGTTTCGTATTCCCATCAAGATCCCCACAGTTAATTCTGTGGTATACTACACGGAGGAATTGGATCCTGATGTCTTAGACCCTCAGTATACCAATCACCTTGCCCATGAGAATGGATGGAAGTTTACACTACCATTTCCAAACCTGGGTATTTGTCGTAGTGGATTCCTCTATAAGAGGGAGCACCTATCTGAAACCATCGCTCTGACCTATTGTCCAGAAGATGCAAAGGTGCTAAAATGGACACCATCATACTCCCCAAGTATGATTGTCTCAGACAAACTGGCACTCAATGGAAACGCCTTGCTTTTCTTTGAGCCACTGCAGGCACTGTCTCTATTTCATTATGACTTCTTTGCTAAAAGAATCATCCAGTATCTCTGGCATGGATCTCGTAGTGAAGTGTCAAAGATGAATGCGAATCTAACATACCGCCGTGCAGTTGAAGCATATTTGGATGCCCTTGCTTTCCATTATCAATTTGGATCGCAATATGCTTCGTCATTTTGGACTGATGTATCCACTTACTCCCGTCAGAGAGTTGCTGATCGCTGGTGGAATTCACCAGCAGTTATCAATGAAGCATATTCCGTCTGGTCTCGCAACAGAAAGTCTCCTGAGTGCTGTGACAAAGATTTCTTTTATGCTCCTGACCATACAGAGATCTTCGGGATCACCTGTATGTGGCAACTCCAAATGGGTTTAATGTGAAGTTGTAAAACTTCATATATATTATGTAACACTGATGATCCCTCAACTACTCGGATCTGTGCTACAATACACAGGCGGTCGGGAAGTCGATCCGACCCACCATCTGCGGGTAACCATTCCGCAAGAAACTTAACGAGGAAATTCAAATGATCAAATCTTTCATCGCTGCAGCTGCTGCTGCCCCCCTGTTTGCTGGCGCTGCTTTCGCAGGTCCCTATGTCAACGTGGAAGCTAACTCTGGTTTTACTGGTAGCAACTACAGCGGCACCGATATCGACACCCATGTGGGTTACGAGGGTGCTCTGGGCGAGTCTTCTTCCTGGTATGTCCAAGCTGGCGCTACCATCGTTGCTCCTGACAACGGTGCTACCGACACCGTGCCCTCTGGCAAGGCTGGTCTGGGCGTGGGTCTGACCGACTCCCTCTCCGCTTACGGCGAAGTGTCCTTCAAGGGCTCGGGCGTTGCTGGTGTTGACCGTAGCTACGGCACTAAGGCTGGTCTGAAGTATAGCTTCTGATATAATATAGTCAACTAAATATTGGGGTCTTAGGACCCCTTTTTTTATTTCTGGAGGTAAACGTGTCTAAAACCCCATCGCACACAGCAATTTACACTCGCCCAGGTTGTCCATATTGCACCAAGATCAAAGAGGTGTATAATATGAATGGTTGGTCCTTTGCTGAGTATGTGCTCAACACAAACTTTACTAGGGATCAATTCTACGCTGAGTTTGGTCAGCGTGCTACATTCCCACAAGTTATTGTTGGTGGTAGAAAAGTCGGTGGATGCACCGAAGCTGTTAAATTTCTGAGGGAAAACAAGTATCTGTGATGAGCCAAATTAACACCCATGAATTGTATGAGTTGGTTGATCGAGCGATCGACTCTGCGTTTGCTGATGACCGATACATCTTTAAGATGTACGACTACTTGAAACTGGGTAAGTGGACTCGGCGTGATACACAAGAGTTTATCGAATCCCCCACGGCAGCCAGGTTAAGTGAGTTGGTCATGGACCTGGAAACATATACCAAAGGGAAGGATAAATTTCTCAAGGAAGCCTACGCACATCTAACGAAACAGCAGGCCAAGAAGTTAAAGACATACTTTTATGGTATGCTGGAAGACTCCTGGAAGTATGCTGCCGAGCGAAAGCCTGGACGCAAACCTGGGACGAAAAATAAAACAACTTCCCGAAGGAAGACTAAATAGTTATTGACTGGACAAATTAGGGGGCAACGTATGCAGGACTTATCCTTTCTTTATATTGCCTTCTTCCTCACGATTGGAAGTTTCTTTATTGGATTCTTAGTATCTTGGAATGTAAAGGATGTCTTTGATGTTTGGATCGCCAAGGCAGACTACGCAGCAATTAAGATGCACCCCGAAATGTATGAGGATGGAGAGTTAACAGACCAGCAACTTCTTTACCTGCGTATCGATAACGATGTATTTGATGACGAGGATGATTGATGAAACTTATGATCTCTGAAGTGCTACAAAAAGCACACAATGCAAAAACAAAACAAGAGAAGATCAAGATCCTCAGAGACAACAATAGTAGTGCTCTGAGGACTATCTTCATTATGAATTATGATGACAGCCTGAAACCGAGAGTCCCTCTTGGTGAGGATGTGCCTTACAAACCTAATGATGCACCCCAGGGGACAGAGCATACTGTCCTTGAGACCCAAGCAAGTAAGTTTTACTATTACTTTAAGGGTGGGGCGGATCATCTCCCTCAGATGAAGATTGAGACGATGTTTATTCAGACATTGGAAGGTCTTCACAGTGAAGAGGCACAGGTCTTGGTTAAGGCAATCAATAAGTCCCTTGGTAAGCGTTATAGGATCACCAAGGCAGTTGTTGATGAAGCATTCCCTGAGATCATCTGGGGAGGTCGTGGTGCATGAGTGTCTACTTCGACCCTAGGAGACCCAGGGAAGAGGGACAAACCATCTCACTCCCTGAGGCAGAAGATCTCATCAAACAACTAGAGGAGAAAGAGAAGATTGAGATGGGCAAGAAAGTTGTTGCCGCTCTCACTAGACTCTTTGTTAGTCCTGTGATTCTTATGCTAGTCTGGAATTGGTTGATGCCTGGACTGTTTGGTCTGGCAACTATCGGTTACCTCAAAGCGTTTGGTCTTGTTGTAATGTCCTCAATCCTCTTTAATCGTAATGACTAAACCTGTTATTGAAATTGCTACCCCTAAGGTCTGCTTTGTGTCTGCTACTCCAGATGCAGAGAAGACCATGGGGTATGTTGCTCGTGTGAGTAACCCCAGCAACCAGGAAAACCCTAACGTTGCTGGTCTCCTTGCCTATTGCATCAAACATGGGCACTGGAGCGTCTTTGAGCAGGCGCATATGACCCTTGAGATTAACACTACCAGGGGCATCGCAGCTCAAATACTTCGTCATAGATCCTTCACATATCAGGAGTTCTCTCAGCGTTATGCTGACACCAATCTTCTGTCCGATCGCATCCCTGTCCCTGATCTGAGGTCACAGGACACTAAGAATCGACAGAATTCTATTGACGATATCTCTCCTGCGGATAAAGCATTCTTCCACGGTCGTATCTATCAGTATTTTGCTGAAGGTATGGACCTCTACAACGAATTGCTTCGGGCAGGTGTGGCAAAGGAATGTGCTCGCTTTGTGCTTCCCTTGGCAACGCCCACCAAAATTTACATGACTGGCTCTGTGCGGTCATGGATTCATTACATCGACCTTCGGTCTGCCCATGGCACACAAAAAGAGCACATGGACATTGCTACTCTGTGCAAACAACATTTCATCTGCAAGTTTCCTATCACTGCCAAGGCACTTGACTGGGATTGTGTGGACTGCAAGTGCAATGAAGAGTGCTTCGATCAACCCTCTATCCTTATTGAATGATGCCTACATACCCCGTGATAAATAAGGTCACAGGAGAGAAACAAACTCTCTCAATGACCATGAAAGAATACTCAACCTGGAGGGAGGAAAATCCTGACTGGGATCGTGACTGGATGGAGGGAGTCGGAGGCACTACCTACGGCAAACCCAAACAGTCTGATGGATTCAAAGAGGTGATGCAAAAGATCCAATCTGAGCACCCACGAGCAAACCTTAGTAATTACACCTAATGCCAAGAGCAAAGAAGACCATGCCAGAATTCAAGAATGGTATGACTGCGAAGCAGATGCGAAGGAAGAAGCCAATCAACCTGGAGCATCTCAAGACCATCGAACCTCTCACAGATAATCAGAGAGTTGTTTGGGACGCCTTTGCCAAAGGACAAAACTTGGTCTTACATGGTGCCGCTGGCACTGGTAAGACCTTTATTAGTTTGTACCTTGCACTGCAAGAGTGTCTAAATCCTGCTTCTCCCTATGAGAAGGTCTATATGATTAGATCTCTTGTCCCTACCAGAGAGATTGGTTTCCTTCCTGGAGACCATGAAGATAAGTCCAACCTTTACCAAATTCCCTACAAGAATATGGTAAAATATATGTTCCAGATGCCAGACGAGAATTCGTTTGAAGCATTGTATGCAAATCTGAGAGCACAGGAAACTATCTCTTTCTGGTCTACCTCATTCGTCCGTGGTGTTACTATGGATGATTGCATCATTATTGTTGACGAGTTTTCCAACCTCAACTTCCACGAGCTTGACTCAATGATCACTAGGGTTGGTGAAAACTGTCGCATCATTTTCTCTGGAGACTATTTCCAGTCTGACTTGGTTAAAAATTGGGAGAAAGATGGAGTCCTAGACTTCATGAAGATCCTAAAGAATATGCCCTCCTTTACCTGCACTGAGTTTGGTATTGATGACATTGTTAGATCTGGACTTGTCAAAGAGTATCTGGTAAGTAAAATCAGTCTAGGTTATTGATTCATTATGTTTGATTATGTTGGTCCCCCTTGTGAAATCCCTGAATTAGAATCTAGGACACTCACCCAGGGTCGTTTCTATAAACTTGACGGCACCTGGGTGCCTTCTGTCACCACAGTTATTGGACATCAGTCCAAGGCAGGCATCCTTGCCTGGCAACAACGTGTTGGACACACTGAAGCAGAGAAGATCCGAATGGCATCTTCTTGGAGAGGCACGAAATTCCACAATTTAGTTGAGTCTTATCTTCGTAATGAGTATACGGAGATGTATAAGAAATCACTTAAACCTGAGGAAGGTCAAGGTCTTACCAACTACCTTTTCAGGGCTGCTCGTAAGGATCTTGATCGGATCAATAACATTCACCTTATTGAATCCCCTCTTCACTCTGCTGCTCTCGGTCTTGCTGGTCGTGTTGACTGTCTTGCTGAGTTTGATGGTGAGCTTGCTGTAATTGACTTCAAGACTACCAAGGAATTGAAGAAGACTAAATACCTAGAGAATTATTTCGTCCAGTGCTCAGCATATGCATACATGTATTATGAGCATACTGGTTTAGAGGTTGATAAACTTGTCATTATCTCTGTTTCTGAAAGCGGAGAGATGCAGGTTGAGCAACGATATAACAAAGAAGATTATGTAAACACCTTGATTGATTACATCAAGGAGTATCGTGAGTATGTTAAGTCCCTATGAAAGATACATTCCTAGGTATACCCTTCTATAGATTCTATTATCCTGGTGATGTAGAATATGTTGCCGATGAAATGTCCAAGTTGGAATGGATTCGCAACGATACAAATTATATCTGGGGTGGCATCAAACAAAATGCAAAGGGTCAAGACATGCACACCCTTCCTCAATTCAAAGATCTATTTGATTGGATCAATGAATGCCTAGAGGAAGTCCGACAAGACATAGCACCACATGCAGAGAAAATGACTCTGGTTTCATCTTGGGCAAACAAGAATGATCCTGGTGACTATTTCTTTGACCACACCCACCCCAACTGCTTCCTGTCTAGCAATTACTATGCAACAGGAGAGCCACAAGACAAGACGGTGTGGTTGTATCCCAATCCTTACTACTCGGCAACGAATATTAGTCCCTTCGGTGACTATACTGACTTCAAATATCACCTCACACATGAGGAGCCTACTGAGCCTGGAAAGTTTATAGTATTTCCACCCACAATTAGGCATTATGCACAACCAAACACAACAAGTATGCCTAGAATGACCATTGCTGCTAACGCTTTTCCGTCAGGTCTGATAGAATCTGGTGGAGTCTCTAGAATGAGACTGGAGGTCCTGCCCAATGGATGAACTTGAAAAGGAATTTATGACACAAGGCAAATTTACATCATTAGTTGAAGAGTTAGTGAAAGATAGTGGTGGTCTGTTGAATTACATTGAGGCAGTCACCACAATTTGTGAGGAATATGAGATCGAAATTGAGATCGTTAACAAACTAATCTCTCGTCCTCTGAAGGACAAACTCAAATGGGATGCACAAAAACTCAATTATGTAAAACGAACAAGTAGAGGAGTGTTACCATTGTGAGTGACAGTTTTTTCCAGACAGAGCAGGTAGCAAAAGAGATGGAAGACATCCAGACTACCTACACAGATCTGCTCAAGATGTCTGCAGGTCTTAAAGACTTCAACCCCCAACAAAAATTGGATCATATTGAGAAGACTCTTGAGTTAATTGCCAAGCAGAAAGTCTTCTATGCTCGTCTTGCCCTTGCTTCCCACGAGCCAGGGACACAAGAAGAAGTGTCCTTCGTCAAGGATCGAGTGGACAAGATGTCTGAGATCTATTCTGGCGGAATGAATCTCATGCAGATCCTTCAGATGATGGAGGACAAACTTCAGGAGTGGCGTCGGGAATTGAAATCCACCACTTGACAACGCCTAAATACTATGCCATCATTACATGGTGGCACACAGACCACACACATTAAATACGGAGAATACAAACATGTCTTTTGCAGCACTGAAGAAGTCTTCTGGATCTTCCTTCGCCAAACTGACCAAAGAGATTGAGAAACTTTCTAAACCCGCTGGTGCTAACGTAGACGAGCGTTTCTGGAAACCCACCTTGGATAAGAGTGGTAACGGTTACGCAGTCATTCGCTTCCTCCCCGAGCCTGATGGTGAGGACTTCCCCTGGGTGCAGGTGTGGAGTCACGCTTTCCAAGGTCCTGGTGGATGGTATATTGAAAACTCTCTGACCACTTTGAATCAGAAGGACCCCGTGTCCGACCTCAACCGAGAGTTGTGGAATAGTGGCAGCGATGCAGACAAGGAGACCGCTCGGAAACAGAAGCGTAAACTGTCCTACTACAGCAACATTTATGTTGTTAAGGACGAGATGAATCCTGAGAATGAAGGAAAAGTCTTCCTGTATAAATATGGTAAGCGTATCTATGATAAGATTCGCACTGCAGCACAACCTGAGTTTGAAGATGAGACCCCCATCAACCCCTTCGATCTTTGGCAGGGTGCAGACTTCCGACTGAAGATCTGTAAGGTTGCTGGATACTGGAATTATGATAAGTCTAGTTTCGCCAACCCGTCTACTCTCGGCAACTTCGATGACGATCAACTGGAAGAGATCTGGCGTCGCTCCTACTCTCTGAAGGCATTCAATTCTCAAGATCAATTCAAGACCTATGAGCAATTGGAAAAGCGTCTGAGTGAAGTGCTGAAGCAGTCCCCTCGTGTTGGCAACGTCCTTGATGAGTCTTTCGAGGACGAAGAAGAAACTGGCACACCGCCCCCTACTAAAGGGTTTGGCACTCGTGTAGAATCTTTCAAAGAGGAGTCCGATGATGTGGACCTCTCATACTTCGAGCGACTCGCTGAGGACGACTGATGACAACACCCAACTGGCAACACCATTCTAAGAAAGAAGCAAAGCGCACCTTGAAACCTCAGGCACTGCGCCAAGCGAAGAAGCGTCGTGCTGCCCTCAAGGCAAAACTACTTGCTGCTTCGGTGGTGCTAGTTGGGTTTGCATCTCCTGCTCAAGCAGTAACCTGGAAAGAGTTTTGGGAGCCTTTCACTGAGGACCATCACCACCACCATCATCATCATTACTCACGCCCAAGACCTCAAAGGGTCTGCTACAGGCAGGAGTATCGTGAAGAATACATCCCAGGCAACAGTCATACCCCAGGTTACGTCAGGGTATACCGAGACAAGGTTAGAATTCCTTGTGGGTGGTAAAACAAAAATGACTTTTCGATTACAAATACCCCGCTAAAAAACGCGGGGTATTTTTTTGCCCCCAGGGTTTTTTAGAAAATCAGTATCCGTTAGTATTCGTTTGAGTATTGCCCACACTACTTGCAGACTGATTGGTGGCAGCATCAGTAGATGTGAGAGTAAACGATCCAGCGGCTGAGAAGGGATCCAGTGTAGAGGAAGCGTCAGTAAATCCAGTAACTGCCTCTGCAGTGCTACTATAGACTCTATTAGTAAATTGCTGATCTGCGAGGAAGTTGATACTTGGCGTTTTTCCAATATCTGAGGTATATACCTCTTTCTTCGCTGTGAAGTTTTCTTCGACAACTTGGAATGTCGTCTTCACACCAGTTTCTTCGTCAACTTCATCACTCGGCAGATATTGCGTGAGTTGGAAGAATTCCTCTTTGAAGTCATTTAGGTAATCACGCTTGAGAATGTAAACCATGCGTTTTCTCTCATTCTCAAACATTTCATGCTCGTAGTATGAAATGGGTCTTATTAACTGTTCTCTAGGAACGACTGTGCCGTCAGATCTGGTATATGTGAAGGTATCGGACACCTCCAAATCTGCAGGCACTAAAACCATACCATTGCTATGTTTGACTTCTTGAGTCACATAATGATGCACACCACCCAATTGGTCATCAGAGGTAAAACCATACTTTCTCTTGACAATCTCGTATAACTCAGTTTCTGTAACTGGCCAATCTTGGTAGATATTGATGATATTATTGCACAACAGAATAACCCAGTCATACTGAGTTGTGCCATAAAACTTCTGACTCAGTTGATCTGGTCTTTCGCCGTTTTTGATGTAATACTTCTCGAAACCGAGGATAATGTCAGTGAGGTTATCTCTGATTTTGATCCTTCTGAAAAGATTTTTCGCTCTGTAGTATGGGCTAGTGCTATCATTCCTAAACCCAGTTTTGCGAATATTAACCTCTGGGAGATATGTAAAATATTTGCTCATTACTCAGACTCCCCCGTTTCAGTTTCTGTTGTTTCCTTATTATCCTCACCTTCTTTATCATCATCACCAATTTTGAGTTGATCAAAATTCCACTCACCATTACTGTTATATTCAAAGTTTGGATCGTAGTCATTCTTGGTGAGCAGACCCGTTTCGGCAAATGTTAGACCGATCTGATAAGACACAGGACCGTAATCTACTGTTTTATCGCCAAAATGACTCATCAAGCTTGCATAGTTTCCATCAGGTGAATAATCAATCGACATGTCCTTAAGGACCATTTTCTTGGGAAACTTAAACAGGTTAGACAACCCTGCTGCGTTACCTTGGGGTTTGCTGATCTTCTCCTTTCCACCATCATCGCTATATCTAACGATGGACAGTCTAAAGAAGTCAGGAATAGTCAACCAAGTGCCAGTATCGCCACCCTTACCAGGGAGCATTGCCAGTCTGAGTGTCTGAATGATCTCTTGAATCACTGCAACGTCAGGACCATCTTTGGGCACAAGTTTCATGTTGAAGTTATGTGTCCTGAAATTCATCCCTTCAAATGTAGTCTCTTCATAGGGATTGAAAACTCTTTTCTGAGTCAAAGCAGACAGACTGTTTGCGCTTAGATTTGAAGATCCGCCTGTAAGACTAACAACTGTGTTAATAGCATCAGATCCCATTTTGAATCCGAGTTGTGCCTTACCTGATTGTGCAGCACCTTTAATCTGCTCAGTGAAGTCACCTTCACCATTCACCATACCAATTGCCTTAGCACCTACAGCACCTAGTTTCTGGTTGGTGTAATTTGTGCTATACTGCTCAGCAAGCTTGTTTGGCAAGTATAAATAAATTGTCTTCGCAATAGTACCATCGTCCTTAGCCCCAATATTGTTATACGGGTTATTTGCTTGACTATCGTAGATGTCAATCTTCAAATAATCGATAACAGTAGTGGGATACGCTTCTTGTCTAGAGATCTTGCCTCTCAGCTCAGATTGCGTAGCACCATATGGTTTAGCTCTAGGAAAGATAAGGAGAGACATCTAATGAGTTACTCAGGACGATACAGACCTTCAAATCCAACAAAATATAAGGGTGATCCTACAAATATTATTTATAGAAGTTTGTGGGAGAGAAAATTCATGGTTTGGTGCGACAAAAATGAAAATGTCTTGGAGTGGGGCAGTGAAGAGATTATCATCCCCTACATTAGTCCTGTTGACGGTAGGGTTCATCGTTATTTTCCAGACTTCTATGTTAGAGCAAGGACCAGGGACGGAAGGTCTACGAAGCTCATTATCGAAGTTAAACCAAAGTCGCAGACTCATCCCCCCAAAAAGCAAAAAAGAGTAACAAAGAAATATCTAACAGAAGTCAAGACCTATGCTGTCAATGATGCGAAATGGAAGGCAGCAAGAGAATATTGTGCAGATCGTAAAATGAGTTTTGTGATCCTCACAGAAAAAGAGTTAAAGGTATGACCCTATTTAAGGACGTAAAAGACCTCACTGGAGGAAAGAGAAAGTCAAAAGACTGGTATCGCAATCAGGTAAGATTTGGTGCCACCCCTTTCGATGGTCAGTTTACTCCTGGAAAGATTCTGATGTTTAGTTATGGAGCGGCAACCCCAGATTTGCCCTTCTATGACACTAATCCACTGATGATTATTGTTAAGGCAAGTGAGAGTAACGGCACGTTTGAAGGTGGCAATATTCACTACCTGAGACCAGCCAGAAGAAAGGATGTAGGTGATTTGTGGTATCAGACTGGTACACGCTACTACCCTAAGCGTTGCCATCATAAATACTTTATGTCTAATGCTAGTGGAATATACCAGTTTAAGACGAGTGATTTTGAAGATTATGTGCCACTACCCCTTGAGCAATTTGTCTTAAGGAAACCGACCATTGGACTGACAATGCCAGTCCCAAGCAATGTAATCTGGAGCCGATTGACGTAATGTCTGCTATTCTCAATCCAAATGATTTCGGTAAATTTGCCGATCTAATAGGTTCAGGTGATAAGACTCCCTCTAGATCTAACCTATTTGAGATCGTCATCGATCCTCCTCCTGCAATGTATTCTGCTGGCGGAAGATTCGGCAAAGCATTGGATAGTATCAATAAGGAAACGGCAAGTAAGTCATTAGAGGTATCCTCGAAAGATTATTACGACTATATTAACTATTTTGCAGATTCCGTTACTGTCCCTGGAAGAAGACTGACAGTTGGATCTGTTAGAGATGTTGGTGCGATGCGTAGATTTGCCACAGATACGAGTTTCTCGGAAATGCAAATCTCCTTCCTTGTGACTCAAGATTATTGGCACAGGAAGTTTTTTGAGCGTTGGATGAATTTCGCTGCATCTGACGCCGAAAATAGAGTCAACTTCTACCGAGAGTATGTCACAACTATCAAAATCATCAAGTGGGAAGTGGCATCCAACTATGTTGGCGTAAACAGAAAGAATGGTAAAACTTATAGAAGTCGCTTAAATGGCGTCACAGGTGCTTGGACGCTATATGGCGCATTTCCTTTCGATATGTCTTCTCTATCCCTAAATAATGGACCCACTGACTTATTGAAACTGGATATTTCTTTCTATTATGAGAGATATCGTTTTGATACTGTCAACGGTAGGAAGATGTTTAGTGGTACTGAGAAGGACCGAGAGCTTTCCATGGAGAGTGCCAATGTATTGGGAGCACTCATGATCGACCCACAACTGACAGGCATTACCGCTGTTGGTATCTAAATAGAATTAAGATAATGGTGACTTATTATGCCTTTGCCTAAACTTGCATTGCCCGAGTATGACTTGGTGATGCCCCTTACAGGGAGAAAACTTACATATCGCCCCTTCCTCGTGAAGGAAGAGAAACTCCTCTATCTTGCTATGGAATCCAAGAATGAGAAGGAGATGATCAAGGCGGTCAAAACTATCATTAAAAACTGCACAAACCTTAAAGAGAATGAGGTTGAGGGACTTGCCACTTTTGAAGTGGAATACATCTTCCTCAGAATTCGTGGTAAAGCAGTTGGTGAAGTGAGTGAATTTAAGGTCACTTGCCCAGATGATGAAGTAACTCAGGTTGAAGTGCAGATTCCCCTGCAAGACGTTGAGATTGATGTGCCTGAGGGTCATGACACTAAGATCATGTTTGACAAGAAAGTTGGCGTGATCATGAAGTATCCTTCGCTGGATGTATTCGTCAATCAGAATATGACAGAAGGCGATGTTGGTATTGATGACATCTTTGAGCTTGCGGCAGGTTGTATTGCCCAAGCATTTGATGAAGATGAGACTTATGACAGCTTCACCAAAAAGGAAGCAATTGATTTCCTGGAGTCTCTGAATTCTGATCAGTTTGCTAAGGTCCAAAACTTCTTTGAGACTATGCCTAAACTGAGATATGAAATGACTGTGAGAAATCCCAAGACCAAAAAAGATAATGAGATTGTGTTTGAGGGATTGGCGTCTTTTTTCGCATAGCACTGCTGCATGATAATCTTGAGAATTACTACAAGACTAATTTTGCCCTGATGCAGCACCATAAGTATTCTCTAACAGAATTGGAGGATATGATACCTTGGGAAAGAGATGTGTATGTGAATCTTCTCCTTGCTTTCCTACAAGAAGAAGAGCGTCGTCGTAATAGCGAAAAGAATAGCAACCGAATCTCACTCTAATGGCAATAATCAGGTCATACCTAAAAGTTAAACCGTTTAAGGCTGTCACCAAAACAGGGCAAAATTTTAATGCCCTTCGGTTGTCTGTGAATCGCATTGGAGGCACGACCACAGGTATTGGTAAAAGTATTGAGAGCATGTATGAGTTGCTCAAGTTTCAAAATGAATTCCTGAATACAACTCACAATCAAGCAATCGAGACTGACAAGAATAGGGTAAAGAATAAAAAGTTACTCAAGTCTAAACTTGCGAAGGAAGAAAATAAGAATACTCAGAAACTCAGAAGGGATTCATCTGCTAAGTTAGCAGTTGATCGCGGCAAGAAAGATGCTGGGAAGGTTGAGGATAAAAAGAAGGAGTTAAAACCTGTCAAGACATTCCTAGAAAAGATTGCAGGATTCTTCAGTGCAATCTTTGGTGCCTTCCTGGCATTTGGTGCCCTAGATTACATAGAGAAAAACGCAGATAAGATAGTAAAGGTAATCCGACTATTTGTTGCCATTGGTAAGTTTGCCTACAAGATTACCAAGTTTGGTGTGTTCGCTGTTATGGACGGACTCACCAACATGTTTGGTGACCATAGTGCCAAGGGAATCAAGGAGAATGGAGTCAAGCGTGGACTTCGATTTGTATTTGGTTTCTTACAACTAACAGGAGGTCTCCTGGTCCTTAGATACCTAACTGGACCCTGGAGAATCCTTACAGATATCAAGTTTATTATCGGTGCATTCTCTGCAGTCAAGCAGACAGAGAATCAGGTTACCGATCAGCAGGAAAGGACTAGAGGCGGATATTTCGATAAGGAAACTGGCAAATTCTACTCTAAGCAAGAGTATGAAGCCATGCGTAGGGCACAAAAGCCTGGCGTGATGGGACGTGGATTAAACAAAGTTAAGGGTTTTGGTAGTAAGGTAAGTGCGAAGTTAGGTGGTGGTGCTGGACTGCTGTCAGCGGGTATGTCCGTTGTGGGTGGTGTTGGACGCATCATGGAAGGCGACCGTGAGGGCGAGGAGAAGGGCACTGCGGTCGGTGCTGGCGTCGGTAAGGCAGTTGGTGGCATTGCTGGTGCAGCACTGGGCACAGCGTTTCTGACCCCCTTCCTGGGTCCGTTTGCTCCCATGGTGGGAGGATTCATCGGTGACTTCCTGGGTGAGTTTATTGGTGGTCAGATTGGACCCCTGATCGAGCCTATTTTTGGACCGATCAAGCGTTGGTTTGGCATGGGGATGGAAATCTTCAAGGCAGTCTTTGATCCCCTTCTGAAAGAGATTGGACCTTTCTTCAGTGCATTCTTTGGTGCAATAGGTAAGGTCGTCGGATTCGTAATGCAATTCGTCGGTCCCATCATGAAGTTTGTGGGATTCATTATTGGCGAAGGAGTTAAGACAATCTTCAAGATAATGTCTTTCCAATTCAATGTGATTAAGAATATTGTCAAATTTGCCATGAATCCGATTGGATTTGCTTGGGATGTAATTAGAGGTAAGAATCCTGGTGATGGTGTTGATCTAAAACAAGCAGCAAACCAGAAAGCAGCACAACAGAAACCAAATGTTGAGCAGTTTGCTGGTGGTGGTAAGGTTGTTGTCCCAGATATAGTCACACCCAAGATGATGATGGGTGGTCCTCTCGGCAACCCGATGATGATGGGTATGGCAAACCCACTGGCAACGTTTGATCTTGTTGGAAATGGTCTAACATCTGCCATTCTTGCTGGCGTTAATGCTTTTGGATTTGTTGCTCCTGATGTTTCTAGAGTAATTGCTCAGGATATTGCTAGGATACAATCAGTATTTGGATCCGCTGCTCCTGCTGCATCAGGTGGCACATCACTGGGCACACTTGCGAGATCTGGTGATCTCGGTAGCACGAAGGATGTTAAATCCAAGGAGGATAGTAAATACGAATCAACTCGAAATATTCTCGGTGGTAGTGGCAACTCTCTGGTCGGATTGCTTAAGAAGGCAGTTGAGGCTGCAGCAAATCAGAAAAGTGGTGGTAGACGCAGTGCAGGCAATAATCAAAGTGGACCTTCAACAGCAGGTCCGACTGACTTCAGCGCAGAAATAACTGATGATGAAAGAGCAGCACTAGGCGTGCTTGCCAAATATGAGTCTGGTGCTGCTGGATATAATGCTGTCAACCAGGGTGGCAGCAATAACGGGCGTGGAGTGCTTGGTTTCTCTGGCAACATTATGGATGCACCTTGGAATCCTTCAAAGACACCACTTACCGATATGACTGTCGGTGAGATAAAACAAAGACAGGCAGAACAGACTCCAAGACAAACTTGGGCGCAGTGGCAGTCGTCTGGTAAATTACACGCCGTTGGTAGATATCAGTTTGTTGGAAATACACTCCCAGGAGTGGCTTCCCGTGCTGGTGTCACTGATGACATGAAATTTAATAACACGGTTCAAGATAAGATGGCGATCCAACTCATTAAGGAGAGAGGGATACAGCCTTGGGTTGGACCTAGCGATAAAGCAACTGCTGCTGAAAGAGAATTGGTGAGAAAAGTCCAGTTTGCTGCAGCTGGCGGTAGGATAAGAAGAAGCGGTCGTTTTGGCATGGGGGAGCCCACAGACATAAAGGTATATGAAAAGATACAGCAAGATATAGATGCGAAGCGCACAACTGACAAACCGAGGAAATTTTTTGCTGCAGGTGGTCTACTCGCCACCAATGGATCTGTATCTGATGTGCGTCTGTCGCCACAAACACCATTTAGTAGTTACCCACTTCACCACAATAAACCCGATACACATTCATACAACAATCATAGATTGGGTGGTCCTCCTATTGTTCCGAGAGATTATGTTGCAGTCAGGGACTGGGGCAATCAAGGTCTGGATAGAGGCACTCCAATTGTTGCTGGCGTAAGCGGTAAAGTAACCCATGCAGGTGGATCCCACAATACTGTCATTATTTCTTCAAATGGCAAGGAAAGAATGCAGTTCCACCACTTTGATGCGATCAAGACAAGTGTTGGACAGATGGTTGATGCTATGACTGTAATTGGATTACAGGGTAATATGCCATCAGGATCTGTGCATGTCCACTTGGATGCAACTCCAAGTGACCATAGAGCATTTGCTGCTGCTCAACTTGGCGCTACATACGATCCAGATACAATGAAAGAAGGAAGCTCAACTCCTGCTGGTGACAATAGTGGTGGTGGGGACGTTGATGAAGAGCCAGAAAAACCAGATACTATTGAGAATAGAATCGCTACTCTCAATGAGGCTCTTGCTAAATTTAGCGAAGCGATGAAGTCTGGTAAGGCACCACCGCTAGATAAGGATAAGTTAAAGGGCGAAGGACCTAAAACAGATCCAGCAAAAGCAAATCCTGAAGTGACTGCTGGATCTTCGAGTGATGTTAAATCTAAGCAAGCAGAAGCATTGCAAAAATCAGAAGCTGAAAGGAAGGAGCGTGAGCGTGCGCGTGCTAAGAGCACTAGACCTACCCTCGTGCCTGTGCCGATAAATAACGGTAGTGGTCAGCAACCCCCATCGTCGGGAGGAAAACCGACCAAACAGATTATGACTCCGACAACACCAGGACTGCATAGATAATGGCAGAAAGACCGACAATACGAGTCACGAAACCAGCACTTTACAAGATGGTTTCATTCAAGGGGATTGACACTGAGGCGTCAACCGAAACTTCTAGTGGTCTGAAGTCAACGATTTCTGCTGTTAATAGTTTGGGTGGCACCTTAAATTCTATTGCTATTGCAATGGAAGGTGTGCTATCTGAGATGAAGAAATCAACTCAGATTCAGATTCAAAATCAAGCAGCACTAACCAAATACAACGCTAAGAGAGACGCTGAGGAGAAACTACAGCAGAAAAGAGACGAAGCAGATAGAAAGAAAAAACTGCAGAGATCGAAGAGAGATTCTGACTCTGTTATTAAAGAAGGTCCCATGAAGAAACTCATGGAAGGATTTGCAGTTGGCGTTGCAAAAACTTTCGGAGGTTTGTTTGGTCTTTTGGCAGGTGTTGCCAAGTGGTTGTTGGGAGGGTTTATTAAGTTTGCCGTCCTTGACTGGATTATCAAAAACCCAGACAAGGTAAAGAAACTTGCTAAAGGTTTACTCGCTATTGCAAAATTTGCATATAAGATTACTGAGTTTCTGGTTGGATCTGCCCTTGATGGTTTAGTTAAATTCTTAGAGAATCCCCTGAGTATTTCAGGATTCTTCGGTGCCATTCAGTTTGTCCTGAGTGCGGCACCACTATTTGCTGCCATGGCAGTATTGAAAAACCCCAAACTAGCAGTCGATGGGGTGATGTGGGTTGTCAAGAATCTTGCCAAGTCACTTATCAATATCATGAAAGGGAGCAAGATTGCTTCCAAGTTGAAGCGCCTGCCTGGAAAGATTATGGGCAATAAATTTGGCAGGGCAGCAGTTGTTGGTGGTGGCATAGGTCTTGCATCTGCCGCTATGTTTGGTGGCGAGGACCAGAGTAAGGCAAGTTTGGCAGGATCTGCTGTAGGCGGTGCTGCTGGTTATGCTGCTGGTGAAGGTTTAGCGAATGCTGCTGGACTAGGTGCTCTAGCACCTGTTGCTGGTGCTGCTGGTGCTTTTGTTGGCGGTGCCATTGGTGGTCCTATTGGCGAGATGCTTGCGCCTATCATCGATCCAATCAAAGAATTCTTTGGAATGGTTGGAGATCTGTTTAATGCAGTCTTCAAACCGATCAAAGACGCAACACATGAATTCTTCACTGCCCTTGGCAATGTGATGACGAAGATCTTAGACTTCATCGAACCACATATGCCTCTTCTGAAGAAGATCGCAGGATTCTTCGGCACTGCAGCATTCCTACCTTTGATTGCTCTACTCAAAGCATTGACATGGATTCTTAACTTCTTCTCTGGTGCTGGTGGAGATAAAAAACCTAAGAAGGAGACCACCACAAAGAGGGCGTCAGGGGGTCCTGTAGTGACCCCTGTGGTGGTCCCACAGATGGCTGAGGGTGGAGAGAGCGCAGCGGGTGGATTTAATCTTCCTAATATCAATCCATTCGACCCACAATCCATTCAGAGACAACTCATCACTAAAGTCGCCGCTTTAGGTGAATTGATGAGATTGCCACTGAAAGCAATCGGTTTGGGTATTGTATCTGCTATTGGAAAGGTATCTAGGACATTTGCTAAATTCCTACCTGCACCAATTAAGCAGATGTTGGGGAATCTTCTCAACCCCATTGCTTCGGCATTTGGTATACCCCTGAGTATGCTTGGTCTGGGTGGTAGTGAAAAAGGTGCTGAAGATTCTGCACAGTCTGGTAAGGACCAGGAAAGGCAAGAAGATGGTATTGGTAAAGTAAATGAGATTCTTGCTGGAGGCAAAGAGTCTGTCCTAGGTTTGATGGGAAAACTTGTCGGACACCTCGCTGAAAGAAGTAAAGGTCCTACTGCAGAATCTGACAAAGCATTCAAGTTTTGGAATCCTTCAACTTGGTTTGCCGAAGGTGGACAAGTGCCACAATCTCTTGGTGGATTTGCCAAAGGTGGGTGGATCAATGGTCCTATGTCAGGTTACCCAGTATCCCTTGACGGTGGTAAATCGACTTCCTTTATTGGACATGGACTTGAGTGGGTTGGATATCCTGGCAGAGCGTCAGGTGGTAGCGCATTCGTTGTCCCATTTAACACCCCAGCAACTCGCAATAACAAGGGTCTTACTGGCAGGAGAATGAAGGAAGCAGCAAAAGGTGGGTATGCCCTACCCTTCGCTGCTGGTGGACAGTATCAACCCACAACAGTTAAATGGAATCTCCTCCCACAGTATGCTGAAGGTGGTCAGTATGACTTTTTCATTGGCGATAGTATTGCCTCTGGGTTTGCTGGTCACAATGGACCCAACCAGCAACTTGTGAGCAAACCCAATGGTGAGACCATGGTTGGAGCACAACCTGGACAAGTGCTTCAGATGATCAGCAGAAGAAAAGATGACATCAAAGGTAAGACAGTATTCCTGTCTTCTGGTGCCACCAATGCATATACAAATGTCCCATATGACAGCATTGAAAGGCAACTTACAATGCTCAAGCAAGCAGGTGCAAAGCAAGTTATCCTTGGTGGTGTTTCTAGTGATGCTGCATCTAAAGGTTACCCAGATTTCAAGAGTGAAGAAATCAACAACAAACTGAAAGCACTTGCAGCTGCGGGTGGGGCAGGATTCGGTGGATCTTTCACTACAACTGATGGACTGCATCCGTCTGGATCTGCCCCAGATCCCAGCAAGTTGGCAGCGCCAACTAATGACAGCAGTGGCGATTCTAGCAGCAGTGACTCTACTTCTAGTGCAGAAACTTCTGAGAAGCAAGACCCTGGAAAGGCACTGGAAGAGGCATTGAAGAAGTTTAGTGAGGCAATGAAGCAAGGGAAGGGAGAAGCAATCACTTCCGCAATTCTCCAAGAAAATGCAGATACATTTAATACGATTGCACAGGATAAGGAATACATGGCTGCCATGGAGAATGCATTTGACCCTCGCAAGATGGCTGAATCAGGAAACAACATGCCATTCGAGATCCCTGCTGAGGGTGATGATACCAACTTTATTGTTACACCCCCATTGAATAAGAATTTAGAAGCAGATCCATTCCAAGTTTCTAAGTTTAACCCCTTTGTAATAAATAACCCCGATATGAATTTCACCGCAACGATTAAGTAATGGCAAGTCGTAAAGCAAAACAAATAGCATTAAACGAATGCAGCATCACTCTCGGAGCGGAAATGGATTGGGAAGCACCCCTCAATCCAAAACAAAGATCGAGTGGTAAGGATGCTATTGATATTCGAGAGCTTGTAGCAGAAATTAACTACTACGAATCGATTGATGCACCATTCTTAAGATGTGATATCACTGTAGTTGATGCTATTGACTTATATAAGAGTCTGCGTGGTAAAGAGGTCGTAAAGGTAAAACTAACATCAGAGAGCTCTAATGACGAGCCCCTTGAAGTCATCTTCCGACTGTTTAAGGTTGGAAGTTTTGTTAAGAATGAAAGAGCAGTTGTGTATATCCTTCATTGTGTATCTCATGAGCAATTCTTGAATGAGGCAAGAAGAATCTTTGGTGCCTTTGGTCCTTGTGAGAAGCACAAAAATAAAGAGCATTTTCCCAAATACGTTGCCAAAGATATCCTCAAGGGAGGGAGCAAGGTCAAAAGTGAAAACTTTGAGGCACATTCCCAGATCTGTTTCTACAGTCCAAATTGGAGACCCATCGATGCCATCGTATACTGCTCCGACAAAGTTGTCAGAAAAGGTGGATCTGCTGGTGGTAAGGTATCTGAAGCACAGTCTGGATTCCTCTTCTACGAAAACAAAGATGGATTCCATTTCAAGTCTATTGATGCCCTGTGCAGCCAAGGAGTGAGTGGAAGGAAGTTTACATACTCACAGCAATCTGTTGAGACTAACGACCCCATTGACGAGTTTTACAAGATTCAGTCAGCAACATATCCAGACAAGACAAATCATCTAGAGAAGTTACGCTCTGGTCTCTACAAGACATCAGTGTTGGGTATTTCTGTTGCTGCTCAAGGTCAATCATTCCTTCCAAGTGGAGGGAGTGGATCTGGCAATAGCACAGCGAATGTGAAGATTAAGAATATGGAGCCCACATTCGAGAATACCTTCAAAAAAGCAAACACTATTGATACTGAGCCACCATTCCCAGGCACTAAGTTTACCAATCCAGATACACAGCCAGCGACAAGATATAAGTTTAGGGTGATGCCGTCACTTAACCACATGCCTAAGGGAGGTGGTAACGCCAATGGAGGCACGACAGAGCACATCGATACTATTCAAGTCGCTTCATATGCATCGGCAAGATATGCCTTGCTTAACTCTATCCAACTAACGATTGTAGTGCCAGGAAATACTATGCTAACGATCGGACAGATCATTGAGGTTAGTATCCCTGAATCTAAATCCGAGGATGGTCAAGTTGTTGAAGATAGAGTCTACTCTGGAAAATACTTAATTGCAAGCCTTCACCACGCTTTCAGAAAGCAAGGGATGATCACAACTCTGTATCTAACAAAAGATTCGATTAGGAAAGCAAAGTAATAAATACTTTAGTATTACTGTAAACATAAAATGGAATCGATTGAAAAGCATATAGAGGCAGACAAAGAGGAGCTCTCTAATCCTACTATCTCTGCTCAACGTCGCCGCCATCTGGAATCTGAATTGGAAGATCTTGAGTCGTATCATGAGAATCATCCTGAGGATCATCACGATCCCACTTCTCTGGAATTGTATTGTGACAACAACCCAAGCTCGCCTGAGTGTCTAGTCTACGACGATTGACTTGACAACATCCTCAATAATAATTAGAATGAGCTTGTCGGTTTTCAGAGAATGTTTGAAGAACAGCTTATAGGACACTATAAAAATACAAAGCAGGCATATTCCAATCCTTCTCTTTGGCCCCATATAAATTTACTCTTCGAGATAGAAGAAGAAGGGAAAGTATTCACTTCTAAGTCTTGGTATGACTATCAAGGGGCGCACAAACCATATCGTCATGCCAGGCACACTTGGCATCACATCCATAAAGACATCGTAAAGATTCACACCTACGACTTAATTAAAGATCGTGAGGGGTGTCCTTACTTGTTTGTAAAAATGGATGGTGGGACTTGGTGGGGTGAGACTGAGGGACCGTGTATGCACAATAAGATCCTTGTGACCAGTGTTGCCCGTTTTAACGGTGAAGATTATTGGGCTTTGGATAACGGAAGAGATAAGACTGGAAAACTCATTTGGGGCACCCCTGATCACCAGGGTGAGTATCACTTTAAGAAAGTGAATAAATAAATTCGTAGATACAAGTTAAATAATGGCAGCTGACTATTCAGGATCAGATGGATTTGTATGGTGGATTGGAGAGGTTGAGGACAACAAAGATCCTCTTCAACTTGGTCGTGTCAAGGTGCGTATCTATGGTTGGAATACTGGTGGTAATGACAAAGAGAATTACCTAAAGAAACTACCAACAGAAGCACTGCCTTGGGCAAACTGTTTAGTCCCTACTGATAAAGCACAGGTCAAACAAGTTGGCACCATGTCCAACCTCCAAGAAGGTGCCATGGTTGTTGGCTTCTTTATGGATGGTGAGCAAGGGCAGATTCCCATGGTCATGGGTGCCTATCACACAACTAAAGACGTTGATCTTAAAAGTGATACTTTTGCTGCAGATCCCACTCAAGCAAATGCAGATGCAGACTCTCCTCCTGCTGCTGAGACCCTTACTGGACAGAAAGTCCAAGGTGGAAACACTGCTCCTAAGGTAGTTGCTGCTCCAGATGGTCCTGGATTGGCAAAGGACGAATCTAGGGGTGCTCTAGGTGAAGCAGCTGCTGCCCTTGCCAATAAGGGAGATGCAACATCCAACCCCCAGGTGGTCCCCTCTGAGAGGCAGGGTGTCGCTGATGGTGTTAAGGGTCCTGCAGGTGAGGGATTCCTAACTGACCTGAAGCGTATGCTTACAGAGTTGGCAAATATGACCACCATGCTCGCCAAGGGTAGAGATGGTAATTATATTTCATTGATCACTGGTAAGAAGGTGCTTGGTGATCCTGTCTTGGATCGCTTGAGCAAAATCATGAATTTCATTTACGGTGGAATTTCTGGTATTCTTGCTCCCCTAAAGAATGCCTTGGCAGAGATTATTGTTAAGGTTGTCAACATCATTGTGAAGGCAATTTCTTCCTTTGTGCCTCTGATTGTTATTACAACAATTCTGAGTTTCCTGGGCGAAATTCTTGATATCTTCTGCATCCCTCACCCCGCTTGGTTAGGTATTGTGCAGGGTGCAATATCAGATGTGGCAAACTTTGCAAACCAGTTAGCAAACGCTATTGTTGATAAAATTGCTGACGTGCTTGCTGGTGTCCTGGATAGAGTGGCGGGTATCACCGATAGAATCTTGCAGGGTGTGCAAAATGCTCTAGCCCAAACGGCAGATATTATCAACACAGTTATATCCGCTGTTGAGGTTGCTCAGAGTCTTGGAGCTGCTGTTGGTAATCTCGGTAAGATCCTTTCTGTTGACTTCTCCAAGTTGGATTGGGGATCTCTGCTTGGTATTATTCTGGCAATCTTGAAAGCGATCTTCGGTAAGTTATGTGATCGACCTGTTAAAGACACGCAGGTGAAAGGTTGGTATCCACTTGTAGGCACTACAAGTTGTGGAGATTTAGGCACAACGTTAGCAACTGCAGGATATCGCAACCTAGATCAATATCGAAACGCTTCTGGGTCTGGTGCTGGTTATTTCCAAGATCTATTTACTAATCTCGATCCATATAGACAAGCCACACAAACATTTTTGAATGGCACGAGCATCATCGAAGATGCTACGCCAGGAAAAGAGAAGCGTATTGTGAGTGGTCCTGGTGCAGTCTCCACAATTGAAGACTCTATTGGTAACGTCCATAAAAACGTCCCCAACAACGATACTAGAATCATTGGTAAGGATTGTTGTGAAACTGTCAAGGGCAACAAGACTATGACTATTGAGGGTGATTTCCACCTCAAAGTTATGGGTAACATGCACCTTGAAGTTATTGGTGCATATAACGAAAATACAAGTAATGGTCCACAAACAGAAGCAACTGGATCCTCTAAAGAAGGGGCACCAACTGCATCTGCAGACAACGCACAGGGCGCAACTAACAGCGGATCCAACAACGCTGCCAACCTTGAAAACTCTGTTGAGTCTATTACATTGGCAGAGAAGTATGGTTTCTATCCTCCGATTCCTAGAGAGCCTGGTGCTGACAAGTGGGGTCGTCGTCCTGGTGGATCTCAACTCTCACAAGGTAAGAAAGATGATAAGGAGCAGGGTAGTGCTGCTCTGAAACATGGTGACCACACCATTGGATATACTGGTGACGTTAAGATTCAAGGTGCCAATGTAAACGTCACTTCTGTCAGAAACACAAACATTTGCTCTCAGGTTACAAAAATTGAGGGTAACGTCATCGATCTGGTTGCAGACGGTGAGATCGATATGGAAGCAAACTGGATCACATCTATTGTGAAGTCTGGTCACTTGAATCTGATCAATATCTTCCCGTCTCTGATTCCACCTCCTGTGAGTGGTATCTTTAATATTGTTAATGGATCTATTATTGACCTGACAACAGATGTGCCCATTCCTGCCACAACACCACCCATTCAAATGCGTATTTCCTTTGCGAATACCAACGTTGGTGGTATGGCAGATATCGTCCTAGGCACAACTGGGGCACACTTTACATTCATCAACACCGCTACTGGTGGTATTGCTGAGATTGTAAACTCTGCTGGTGGTGCTATCATTAACCAAGTTTCCACAGGTCTTGCATCCTACGGTGTGGGCACTGGATTCATGGCAACAGGTTGCTCCGCTGGTCCTCATCAGGTCTATGGGTTGCCACTGCTACTGAATTGATGTATGATGTGGGGGTTGAGAGAGGTCCCCATGTCAGACGCCATTTCGCACATCTTCGTAAAATTCTCGGCAAGACAATTTACTATCGTTGACGAAGAAGGATACGAAGACGTTGTTAAATATAAGTGGGACCAAGATGGTGCCGAAGGTTTTCACGAAACCATCAGTAACATCAAAGGATCCGTCCCAGATGACATGATTACTTACATCCCATGAGCACTATTATTACACTGACGGTAGAAGAAATCGAAGATAACTTTGATTTCGCTATTAAATTGGTTGAAAAAGGTCACACTATTAAGATAATCACCGACAACGGTAAAGCAGTTATCATGACCCCAGTTATGGGTTATACTCAGTTAGATCCTGGAGTCAATATTCCAGATCCTGAAGAATTCACTCCTGATCCTGCTGCTGTCGGTGCTTATGTCGCAGAGTCGCTAGCAGAGATGACGAGGGATTTCTAAATGAAGATAAGGGTAACAAGCAATTATGCAATCATCGAAGAGGTAGGGATTGTTAAACTCTACAAGATATGTGGAATCCCTTACACCTTCGATGAGTTACCCAAAATCATTCAAGACGATCCAGAAGTCCAGCTTGACGCAGCCACAACTACGTCATATACCATGGAAGACCTCTATCGTATGTCCTACTACTTGGTCGCTGAAGAGTGTCATCCACTACTCTTCCCGATGGAAGACATGATAGAAAATTTTGAAGAAGTGCCTGATTAGCTCAGCTGGATAGAGCAACGGTTTTGTAAACCGTAGGTCGTCGGTTCAAGTCCGACATCAGGCTTTGGAGAGTTGTCCGAGTGGTTTAAGGAGCAGCACTGGAAATGCTGTATGGGGGCAACCTCATCTAGGGTTCAAATCCCTAACTCTCCGTCCCATTCCTCCTTAGCACAGCGGTAGTGCAAACGACTGTTAATCGTTGGGTCCCAGGTTCGAATCCTGGAGGGGGAGCTTGACAAGGAAATGGGTATCGGGTATCATATATACTTCGTGCCACCCAACGAATCATCTCTCGTCCGTTGGTGGATGTCGATTTCTATTTAACCAAATGCTTAAACAACTGATGATCCTTCCGACGCTCGCCGTAGGACTTCCCGCTTGTGCTTACCCCAGCATCAGCGAGATCGAAGCCCCGCCCAAAGTGTCTGAGGCACCAAAGGTTGCTCCCGCACCAAAACCTGCTCCTGTAGCAAAAACGTGGAAGTGTCCTGGTTGCAATAGCAACGAAAAAACTACACTGTCCTTTTTCCAGAAGCGTGGTATTTCTGATAGAAATGCCCTGGCATCTATTATGGGCAATATCAAAGCGGAAAGTAATTTCCACCCTAACATCTGTGAAGGTGGTGCAAGAGTTACTTATCCCAATTGTCGCAGTGGTGGATTTGGTTTAATCCAATGGACAACCACCCAACGTTATGTGGGTCTTGGTAAATTCGCCATGAAGTATGGTGGCGATCCTTCTACCCTTGACACACAACTACGTTATCTTGTCAATGAGCAACAGTGGATTGGCATCGAACCCAAGATGAAAACTCCTGGCAATTCTGTCGAGTGGTATATCAACCAGTCATATCCTTGGTTGGGTTGGGGTATCCATGGAAACCGCACCTATTTTGCTCACAAGTATACACAACGAATGGTCTTTGCATAGATCCTAAGGGGTATAAATAAAACTGTAACTGATGCGGTTGTGCTGTGGCAACAAAGAGAATATCTCAACTTAGTGCGATTACTGATGCAGAGGTAACTGGAGAATCTATTCTTCCAGTGGTCATTTCTGACCCTCTGCAACCAAACCGCAAGGCAAAGGTTAATCAACTTCACAGAGGTGTGAGTGCAGGATCTGCTTCATCTCCTGGACTTTGTTTTGACCTTGACCGAGACACTGGTCTCTATCAGTCTGCAGTTAATGAGATCGGTATTACTTTTGGTAGTGCAACTCTCTACAATAGTAGAATCGCTAACACTGACGGATCTTCAACTCTGAATGTCCAAGCAATTGACAGTGCTTCTGCTAACAGTAATGTGCAGATCACACCTCAGGGTAGTGGTTATTTCACTGTCCAAGGTGTCACACAACTGAAAGACGTTGAGTTTTATCTGACTGGTGACCAAAACCCTGCGAAGAGAGCATTCTTTAACGCAGATACAATTTCAGCACAATCTGGCACCAAGCGTTTTGATCTTCCTGACGTGGGAGCAAACACGTCCACAACGCTCGTTGCTAATGACACATTCCAAACTCTGACCAACAAAACAATCATTATCAAAGATAGTGAATTGTCTATCACTGGATCCACATCAACTGATAAGGTCGCTAAACTGGAATGTGACGCTTGGGAATCTCCTGGCACTCACATCTATCGCTTGCCCGATTTCGGTGCTACAGTGACTCAATCGACACTGCTCGATGACATCACCGATCAGAATGTGTTTAACAAGAATATGGTTAACCCCACATTCTCCAACACACCTTCTGGTGATCCTGAGAATCCCACTGCTAGAGTTATCTTTGACTCTTCCAACCTAACTATTGATAGGCAGGTTGTTTTCCCCGACCTCAACGTTGAGGTTGTTGGCACTGAGTCTTCTCAAACTCTTAGCAACAAAATTTATCAGGGTGCAGTGTTTGCTGACACAGATCCTGCTTTGGGTATTGGTAGAAAGATTCAGTTTGATCTTTCCAACATTGAGGATAACCAAACATATGACTTTGGTTTCCCAAACAACGATCCAGCATTCCCCCTAAATACATCAGGCACCAGCATTCTGGTGACTGAGTTAAAAACTCAAACTCTAGTCAATAAGACTGTTGAGAATTTCAAAATCAACAATCCACTTGACTTGAATGGTATCATCAATATCGATGCATCAAACATTGATAACTCAGTTACCATTCAATTCCCCAACGCAGATGCTACGTTGTTGTCTACCAACAACATCTCTGACGTGGGTATTAGTTTCGGTGGTCCGATCTCGGCACCTGTCCTTGGCGGACGACTCAGACTTCAAGCATACTTTCAGTCAGGATGGTAATTAAAAAATGGTAGCAGGAAGACTCGCTGCTGTAAATCCAGCGGCAACTACAAATACTTTGCTCTATAGGGCAGCGATTGAAGACACTGCTTCCGCTGTCGTAAGCGTCTGTAATCAAGATGGATCTGCTGGCACCTTTAGAGTAGCATTGCGAGATTACGATCAGGTTTTGCACCTAGACGGTCTCAACGTAAGTAACTATGCATTCGCAAAGGGCAACCCAGTCACATCTTATTACCTGGATTTGAATCCTGGTTTCCAAGATGCTTCTGCTATTCCTGGCACAAACATCACAACAACTGCTGGTGCTACTGCTACCCTGCTTGATGTATACAAACCCACAGAAGATGTTACTTTCTACACCAAGGTAGAAGAGATCATTCAGATCTCTTATGCTCAGGATAGTCTCTCTGGTTTGGAGGAAGACGGTGACACCATCACTGGCGATACTTCTGGTTTGGTTGCTAAGTTTAGAGGCGGTCTAGCAACTCAGGGATCTGGTGCTTATATCAACATTCCCGACGTTTCTAACTCTGCGACTTCTGTCCAAGTTGACCGCAATACTGGTCTTGCCGATGGTATGTATCTGACCATTGGAGACCCTCAGGAATCGACAAACACTGATGAAGTTATCAGTATTGATGCTTCTGGTATTAACCTCACAACCAATACACTCACGGTGACTCGTGGTGCTCTTGGCACAACTGCTGCAGCAATTCCTGCTGGTCGTCTGTCTACTGCATGGTCTGCCTCTGCTACTGTCAGCACAATCAACGAAGGTGCTACCTACGCTGCAGGTGATGCAACTCTGACAGTCACAGACTCTACTGGTTTCGTTACAGGTGGTTTCATCCTGGTTGATAACGAGATTATGGAGATTGTTGGTGTTGCTGGTAATGATCTGACTGTTACTCGTGGATCTTACGGCACGTCCGATGTTAACCACAACAACGGTCAAACCGTAACTCTTCTGACAAACAATGGTCAGTATCTTCTCAACTTCTTTAGTGCAGATGAAGGTTTGACTTTCTCCAGCGGTGCTGCTGCTGTGATCTCCTTCAGTGCTACTGCCTCTCAGACTATCGACACTAAGTTTATTTTCTCTGAGACATCTACAGTTGCTGATGATCACATTTTCACCCAGACTCGCTCTTTGGACGTAGATAGGACTTATATCTTCGACCAGGCACATGTGTCTAACACTGGGTATGATTTGAGATTCTCTGATGATGATCAAGAGGGTGCTAATGGCAGTGGCACAGAATATACTATCGGTGTTACTAAGACTGGATCTGGTGGCACAAATGGTATCGTTGAGATTTCAATTACCGACCAGACTTCTAACCTGCTCAACATCTATGCTGAGCAAACTGATGGTATCGGTTTGACTGCTAACGTCCAACTTCAACCAACTTACAGTAGAATCTACATCTACAACATTGGTGGGGAGTCACTCGCAGCTGCTGATACATTTACCATCGGTGGTGTTACTCAGACAATTCAGGCAAATGGTGTTAATCCTGGTGCTTACGGTTATGTCCATGAATGGGATCCTGCAGCAAACCATCTGAAGGTCTCTACGGACACTGGATCCCCCTCATTCTCTGTGGGTGATCAATTCTATGACTCCCCGACAAGAATTAACGGCACGAGATCTTTCGTTGAAGTTGTTGACGGTAAGATCCTCACCATCACCAATATTGGTGGAGCAGATGCTTCCCGCAGTGCTGGCACATACACTGTTTCTGGCACTTCCTCTGGTAGTGGCATTAACCAGTCCTTTGAAGTTGTTGTTGATGGATCTGGTGCGGCAACTGTAACCATCCTTAACGGTGGTAAGAATCACGTTGCTGCCGATACTATCACTATCCTGGATTCTCTGCTCGGTGGTGGTGGCGCTGCCGATCTGACCCTTGACGTTGCTACTATCTCCACGGGTCTTCAAGCAGATACGACTGATGTTTATTCTGCTTCTGATTGGATGTATTATGATGAGGACCTTGCCGCCACAACAACAGCTAAGGTTTCTGGCGTTGTAGTTGGTCCTGGTCAAAATCTTTTGGTATATTCTAGTAATGCTAATACTTCTTTTGTGTTGAATGGTTTTGAGTCTTCGAGTGATGACTATGATGTGATCAACATGACTAAGGCAGCAGTTGATGACGGCGCTGGTGCTGCTGTCCCCTAACGTCAACTGATAACCTAAATAACCATATACAAGGATAACAAGTAATGGCACTTACTCGTCTTAAGAATATCATCACGTCTAGGACGGGACGTATTATCTACGTCAACCCTGATGACTTCGATGCATCGGACGCATATGATAACCGAGGTAACTCGGCATTGCGTCCGTTTAAGACGTTGCAGCGTGCCTTTCTTGAAGTCTCTAGATTTTCGTATCGAGTGGGTCTGTCAAACGACGAATTTGACGCCTTCTCGATTTATTTGTATCCATCTGAATATGTAATCGACAACCGTCCTGGTCTTGCTGATTACAACCAGATTCAACCATTTAACGAAAATACTAACTTCGATATCACCTCTGCTTCCAACGAGTTATATAAATTTAACTCAGTTAGGGGTGGTGTTATCTGTCCTAGAGGTTGCTCCGTTGTTGGATCTGACCTAAGACGCACAAAAATTGTGCCTAAGTATGTCCCATACCCAACAGTGCAGGGTAGTTTGGGCATTACTGCTGCCAATGAACCTGTAGCTACATCCATCTTTAAGGTTACTGGTGCAACATACTTCTGGCAGTTTTCTTTCTTTGATGGTGACACTAACGGGGTCTACTACCGTGACGATTTGTCCCAAATTGCCCCAAATTTCTCACACCACAAACTAACTTGCTTCACCTTCGCTAATACAGAAGATCTTAACCTGTATTACCAGAAGATCTCTAAAGCATACGCTACAATTCCTGACTCCTCTGGTATCATCTCTCAAGACCAATTGCAGGCGAGAGTTGAGGAAAACAGAATTGTGGGTCCGATTTCGGACGAATTTGCTGTTTCTCAGATTATTAGAAATGGTCAGACGGCAACGGCATTTACCGTTGATGAATTGGGTAACCCCAAGAATCACGGTTTCTCGGTGGGTGTGGCAGTTAATATTTCTGGCGTCACTGGTCCTACTGATCAGGATCAGTTACTATATAACGGGTCATTCTTCGTAACCTCAGCACAAGGTAACCAATTTACCTATCAGATGTCATCTGAGCCTTCAGGTAATGCTATCGGTAGTAATATCCTGGTGAAGGTTGAGATTGATACAGTTGACTCTGCATCTCCATATGCATTCAACCTCTCACTTAGATCGGTGTGGGGTATCAATGGTATGCACGCTGATGGTGCTGAAGCAACTGGTTTCAAATCGATGGTGGTTGCACAGTTTACTGGCATTTCACTACAAAAAGATGACAGAGCATTCGTTGTATACAACCCAACGACTGAGCAATATGAAGCACAAGCAGCAGGATCTGGTGCTCACATTAACGGTCTAGCGAAGTATCGCAAAGGATGGAGACACGCACACATTAAAGCATCGAATGACGCATTCATTCAGGTTGTGTCTGTGTTTGCTGTGGGATTTGGTGATCACTTCTTCTCAGAGAGTGGTGGTGACCTTTCAATTACTAACTCCAACTCTAACTTTGGTAACACATCACTTAGATCTAAAGGATTTAAGTCAGCAGCATTCACCAAAGATAAAGCAGGACAATTCACACACGTTATTCCACCAAAATCTCTTGATGATGTCGATGAGATCGCTATCAACTGGATCACGATTGACATTAACAAGACTCGTGCTGCAGCAGACCCAACAAAACTCTACTTGTATGGTTATTCTGTAGAGACTGGTAGACCTCCCACAAAGATTCAGGGTTACACTATTGGTGCTAGGCAGGATGATGTCAACAGTCCTGATAAAATCTATGTGCAGTTGATTGCTTCTGGTGCAACCGAACCAACTGTACACTACGCAAACATTACACCCACTGGTCCTACAGTTACAGGCACCGCTGCTGGTGATGATGAATCACCTCTCAAGTGGGACTCTGCTGTTGGTAACTGGTATATCCAAGTAGAAAGCACTGCTAATACCATTTACACCACACTGCAGTCCAATAGCATCTATCAGAATCTTGGATTCACACCGACAACATTTATCCGTCGTGTGCCCGATGCTCGTAACTTGGTTGACAGAATCTATCGTTATCGTTATGTGCTGGACAAGGATGCATTCCCTGTGCCCAGAGTGCCCATCACGGGTTTCGTGATTCAACCGAGATCTTCTGAAACCAACTCTCCTGCATATACTAGGACATACTACATTTACGCTGTTGAAACATATCAAGTGTTTGAGCGTGGTGTTGCTGATGGTATCTATTATCTGACATTGTTGAATGCTTCGGTAACTCCGACCACAACCAACTTTGATGACTTTGAATTCTCTCAGCAAACTGTTGACCTTTATCCTGCATTTGACAGAGACAACCCTGTTGCAGACCCTGCAGCATCCATCTCTATTGCAGATAACGAGACTTTAGGTCTTGTGAAGACAACTGATGGAGCACAACCCACTCCCAATCTCAATACTCAGTTGTCTATTACTAAGGAGACAGCACAGTATTTCCTGCAAGAGAGTCAAAACAACCTTGGTTATACCACTGCATCTAACGTGCTGAATGGTATCTCAGTTACTGCACGTCTGGGTGATGCTGAAGAGCGTAAGATTCCTCTGAAACTTAACTCTGATGGTAGTGTCCAACCCTTGCTCATTGAGTTGAGAAGATACTCCATTCTTAGAGCATCTGGTCACACGTTTGAATATCTTGGTTTCGGTCCTGGTAACTACTCAACTGCATTCCCCTCTACACAGGTGGAAGTGTTGAGTCCTGAGCAAGTTAGATTGTCTCAGTCACTCAAAGAAGCAGCAGGTGTGGCATACTATTCTGGTGTTAACTCTGACGGTGAGTTGTTTGTTGGTAACCAAGTTATCAACCCAGTTACAGGTCAGATCACTAACGAAGATATTGCACAATTGAATGTGTTGGGTGAAGAAGACACAACCATTGAAACTTTCTCTGAGTTGGTGCTTACCGACAAACTGACTGTTATTGGTGGTGCATCTAACCAGTTGGAATCTGTATTCTCTGGTCCTGTAACCTTCCAGAAGAAGATTACATCACAGGATGAGATTCAGTCTCTAGAGTTTACATACTCTAACGATGATGGCACTGTTTTGAGGAAGACCTTCCTTGCTGAGGAAGATAGTAATGGTCTTCCCGATCTTGAGACAGGTCTTGCCTTTAACACAGGCGACATGTGCTATAACATTGACTGGACCCCTGGTCAAGCACTGGGTTGGATTTATGACAACAACGTCTGGTATAAGTTTGGTCTCAGTGATACCACTGCTATCACATCTAATAGATATAGTGGTGTGACACATTATGGTGTTGGTATTGCACCAGATGCAACAAATAGAATGAAGATTGGTGGTAACCTCCACGTTGAGGGCGATCTGGAAGTTACAGGTAAGTATGGTGCTGTAGATAAATACTCTTTGGCGACGGGTATTGCTAACGCTAACAATGGGACAACCTATGCAGGCGACGGTGCAACCTCAACATTTGCTATCTCTTCTGGTCACAGTGCATATTCACTGCTTGTATTCTTGAATGGTGTTTGCCAAACGCCTGGAGTTGATTATCAAGTTGTCGGTAACTCTGTTGACTTCTCCATCGGCACAATTCCTCAAACAGGGGATACTGTGCATGTTAGAGAATTGGTCATCTAAATACTACTAGACTGAGGGTATAAATGTCTACAAAAATCAACGGTAATCAGATTGATGCCGCTACCAGAGCAATTATCACAGCACTCTCGGTAACGGAACAGATCAATCTGCCCCCATTGACAGAGGTTGCCATTCAAGGTTTAGGCACTCCTGCTTACGGCACGATTGTCTATAATACCGATGAAGATATGGCACAGATATATCTTCAGGATGCCAAGGCAGGTGTGCCTGGGTGGGATGATGTCGGTGGCGGTGGTCCTTCAGTTGGTGAAGATTCGATTATCCGCACCAATGCCAACTTCATCAATGAGAATATTACCGTTGGTCCTATCGCCAATGGTGGTGAGGAGTTTAGAAACGGTTTTACTGCTGGACCTGTTGAAGTGCAGCAAGGTTTTACTGTAACCATCGAACCTAATGCCTCTTGGTTTATTGTTGGTGGTGAGGAAAATGACCTTAGAGAGGGTGAAGTTGTCCAACTTCGTATGTCTATGACACCCCCTAATCGTTATCTGATCAACTCACAAGAGTTGTCACAGATTCCTGACCTAGAAGTCTCTATTGCCCCCACGCACACTAACTCTAAGATTGTGTTGTTGGCAATGGTCAATTCATCTGCTCGTCACGTCTGCTCATTTGGTTTCTTCCGTGATGGTAATATCCTGACCACTGGTTTGAATGGCAACACCAATATCAGTAGTGGATCTGTTGCCACCACATATACTGGTTATGATGGTGACGACTACATGTATTGCAATAATCTTCAATATATGGATGTCCCAGGCACAACCAACTCGGTTACATATACTGTTGGTGCCTCTTCTTCTTGGAGTGGTGGTAATCGCAATCTTTATATTAACGATAGAGCAGGTAATGATATGAGAGGCATCAGCACATTGATCGCTATGGAGGTTAGATCGTGATCGAGAATACTTGGAGAAAATTATTTGAGCGTCTTCGCTCAGGAAACGTTACACCTGATGATGAAGGTGTAATTACACAAGCAATTGCTAAGGTATATCCTGGGCGTGATTATGTCTTGGTGAATAGCAATATCTTTGATATCAGATTTTCCGATGGAGAAGCATACTCTCCAGAAGTTATCATGGAAGCAATCAAAGACCTAGAATATACTCCTTCTGCTAATAGACCTAGCAACACTGCACTGTTGGATGCTCTCTTCCAAGACATAAAAGATGGCACGCTAAATACTAACGGAGCATTCTACAAGGCACTGGATCCTTACTTAGACTGATATGGCACTACTTAGAGTTAATCAAATTCAAGACCCATCAGGATCTGTAGGTTTTACAGTTAGTAACTCCACAGTGAGTGTGAGTGGTACTTTGACCGTTAACGATCTAGTTGTCAATGGCACTATTACTGGGTCATCTTCTTATATTGTGCCATCTCAAGCAGGTCAAAGTGGTGCATTTTTAAGCACCGATGGCACTAATCCTACCTGGTCACCATTGAGCACCAGAGCAGGAATCCGATCAATGCAGGTATTTACTGCTAATGGCACATGGACCAGACCATTTGGATGTAAAAACATCATGGTCACATGTGTTGGCGCAGGTGGGGGTGGGTCAGGTTACTGCGAAGCAGGCGGTGCTGGCGGCATGTCCCAACGACAGGTTGATGTTACTAACATCGCATCTGTTTCCGTTACTGTTGGTTCTCCTGGTGGTGGTAACAACTATTCTGGTTGTGGTGGTAACGGAAACACTTCCTCTTTTGGATCTTATTGCAGTGCCTCTGGTGGTATTGGTGCTAACTGCTCTCAGCAGCACGCTGGAGGTTACGGTGGCAATGGATCTGGTGGAGCTCTAAATGTCCATGGTGGCGGTGGTAATGGTCACGGATCGCACCATAGTTATGGTAACTATGCTTCTGGCGTTAGTTATTATGGTGGTGGACAACCCGCAGGTCACAACCAAGTTAACTGGTCACACAGACACGAATTGCACGCTGCTTGGGGTGCTGGTGGTAACGGATCTCGCCATAGTAATAGAGGCGCTAGAGGTCGTGAAGGTATCGTGGTTATCCACGAATACTGGGGTTAATAAATAAATCTAGGATCTGAAACACCATGAGTCTACTCAAAGTATCTTCAATTAGCGACCTCACCGATACAGGTGGTTTCCAACTTTCTAACGGTGGCATCACTGCAACGCTGCCTCTTGTGGTTGGTAACCTTATCCTGAATGGTGCTATTATCGGAGAGTCCAATCACATTATCCCCAAACAGGGTGGTAATGCAGGAAGACTTCTTCAAACAGATGGCACATCGATGGCGTGGGTTGATCAGGCAGGTGTGTCTGGTATTAGATCGATGCAGGTCTGGACAAGTAATGGCACCTGGAATAGACCTAACGATTGCACGTCAATCATGGTCACAGTTGTTGGCGCTGGCGGTGGTGGATCAGGATACTGTGAAGCAGGTGGTGCTGGTGGAATGGCACAAAGAGTTATTGATGTCAGCAATGTTACTTCAGTTAGTGTTACTGTTGGTAATCCTGGTGGTGGCAATAACTATGCTGGGTGTGGTGGTAACGGTAACACGTCATCTTTCGGATCCTATTGCAGTGGCGCTGGTGGAGGCGGATCTAATTGTATTCAGCAACACGAAGGTGGATTAGGGGGAGAAGGTATTGGTGGTACACTAAACGTCTACGGTGGAGGCGGGAATGCACATGGTTCCCACCACAGTTATGGAAACCACGCTGGTGGCGCAAGTTACTACGGGGGAAGTCAACCGTCATCCCACAGACAAAGTAATTACTCCCACAGACATGAAGGTCACTCGGCATGGGGTGCTGGTGGTAACGGATCTCAGCATAGTAACCGTGGTGCCTCTGGTCGCCAAGGTGTTGTTGTGGTCCATGAGTATTATGGTAGACCATCTGCTGCTGATACCACTTACGGCACAACTGAAGCAACTGCTGCCCCTTCTGCTCAAGAAATTAAGAGAAGAAATCCTGGTGCATCTGATGGTGTTTACTGGATCGCCCTGGATGGTGGTCGCACCAGACAAATCTATTGCTTGATGGATGATCGCTGGTTGGGTGGTGGTTGGATGATGGGTATGAAAGCGACCCGTGGCACCACATTCCAATGGGGAGCAAATTACTGGACAAGTGATAACGTCCTCAACGAAACTCAGTACAATACCAATGATGGTGATGCCAAATTTGAGGTCATGAATAGATTCCCTGCCAAGGACATTATGGCGATTTGGCCTGATATTGGCAGCGGAGGTTGCGTCCCTAGTAGTAATCGTGGTTGGACATGGTTTGAGACTGACTTCAACACAGGATATGGACGTGGTGGTAGAATCTATCCCATCAACTTCTGGAATGAGGTTGATAGATTCTACAAGACTAATGCCAATGAATTCTGTGGTATCAATAACTTCTCTGGTCAATCGCACGTTAGATTCTATGGTTTCAACTATAGAAACAATGGTGGGTGGGCACGCACACGTTGGGGATTTGGATGGAATGAAAACGGTGGTGGATCAGGTGGTTATCCTGAAGCAGACATGAACTCTGACGACGTGTCAGGTGGTATTGGTATGAGTAGTAACTTCGGTAACTACAGTGCTGGTGATAGAATCAGTTGCTGCCAAAACCGCACTGGGATAAATAGATCTGCAAGGGTGGAGTTGTATTTTAGATGAGCACTATACGAGTAACCCAAGTTAGAGACCTCGCTGGTATCTCTGGATTTACACTAACCACTGGTGGCATCACCGCAGAGGCATCATTGACCTGTGGCGACTTGACCATTAACGGCACAATTACTGGCACTTCCAAGTATATTATTCCAAGTATGAGTGGTCAGGCAGGAAAATACCTGCAGACAAATGGCACGAATCTTTCCTGGGGTAATGTTTCTTCCACATCTGGATTCAGATCGATGCAGGTCTGGACAGGTAATGGCACCTGGAGTAGACCCTCAGACGTTAAATCCATTATGATCACCGTTGTTGGTGCTGGTGGTGGTGGATCTGGGTATACTGAATCTGGTGGCGCTGGTGGTATGTCTCAGCGTGTTTTAGATGTTACTAACATCGCATCTGTTTCCGTTACTGTGGGTAATCCTGGTGGTGGCACAAACTACTCAGGATGTGGTGGCAATGGCAACACATCTAGTTTTGGTGGTTATCTGTCTGCCTCTGGTGGTGTTGGCGCTAACTGCTCCCAACAGCACTCTGGAGGTTATGGTGGTAATGGATCAGGTGGAAACCTGAATGTCCACGGTGGTGGTGGCAATGGTCACGGATCTCACCACAGTTATGGCAACCACTCTGGCGGTAGATCTTATTATGGAGGATCTCAACCGTCCTCACATAGACAAGGTAATTATTCACATAGACACGAAAACCATGCTGCCTGGGGTGCAGGTGGCAATGGATCTCAGCACAGCGATAGAGGTGCTAGAGGTCGTCAAGGTGTTGTTGTGGTCCACGAGTTTTACGGTTGATAAATAACAACGAAGGAGTTATTGTTTTCCAATGAAAAGAGCAATTGTACAGGGTGATTCTGGTATTATCACCGACATCTGCGAAGCAGGTGATGAATTTCAAATTTATGAAGGTGCTGACGCCAACATGAAATGGTGTGATGTCCCTGATGACACTACTAACCAGTCTGTCATGATCAATGGCGTGGTGTATGATAGAGACGAATTGGAAGATCAACAGGCAGCACTTACTGTGCAAAGAATGATTGCTTATGGTAGTATGGGTGAGCAACTCGATATGATCTATAAGGATCAACTCGATGGTGGCACTCGCTTCAGAGATCATATAGCAAACGTCAAAGCAACAACTGCTGCTCCATCTACTGCTCCCGAGTATGTAGAGGATATTCGCAAAGTCCAAGTCCCTGGTCGTAAAGCATGGGAACCATTTCCTGAATAATCTATGAAATTTTATATTATTGGTGGTGGATCATCTGGTTGGATGACTGCTGCCACACTGGTGAAAGCATTTCCACAATCCGATATTGTAGTCGTAGAGTCCCCCAACGTGCCTTCAGTTGGTGTAGGTGAGTCTACGACTCAGTATTTTAGACCATGGATACACTATCTTGGTCTCACAGATGAGGACTGGATGCCTCATTGTGACGCAACGTACAAGATTAGCGTCAGGTTTTCTAACTTCCACAAAGATAAGGATGATCCTTGGCAGTATCCTTTTGGATCCCCCAGATATGATGCACCAGCACCAGACGTATGGTTTTGGAATGCATACAAGAAAGGGTGGAAGAATGATAAGTTTGCCAGGGATTATTTCGTGGCGGCAGAATGTGCCGAAAGATCAATTCTGCCCATAAATGCCCCATATTTTTCACTCAGGCACAACAGTGGGTTTCATTTTGATGCTGTCAAATTTGCTCATTATCTGAGAGATCATTACTGCAAAGATAAAGTCACTCACATACTTGCTGATGTAAATGGTGTTGTGTATGGTGAGGACAAGTATGTGCAGTCCCTGATGATTGGCGGCAAACGATATGATGATGGTGATTTCTACATTGATTGCACAGGATTCAAATCTCTTTTGAGTCAATCTGAGTGGGTAGATTACTCCGACTGGTTACCCAATAACTCTGCATGGGTGACACGTTTGCAATACAAAGACAAGGCATCTGAGATGGTGCCGTATACTCAATGCACAGCACTATCCTCTGGATGGGTGTGGAGAGTGCCAACTTGGAGTAGAATCGGGACAGGTTATGTTTATTCGGACAAATACATTTCAGACGATGATGCTCGTGAAGAGTTTCAACAACACCTCGGTGATGAGCATGACGAATTGGTCCTGCTTAGAAACCTTAAATTCAAAGTTGGACGAAAGAAAGAAATCTGGTGGAATAATGTTTTGTCCATCGGATTGTCTGCTGGTTTTATAGAACCACTAGAGTCAAATGGATTACTATCTGTGCATGAGTTTTTGCTCAGATTTGTCCGACAGATACAGGGTAGAGATGTTGTCACACAATATATGCGTGACACATTCAACAAACAAGTCAACTTTGCATTTGATGGATTTGCATCTTTCGTTGCATTGCATTATAGTATGACACAACGCAATGATACACGTTATTGGCAAGCAGTATCCAACACAAAATATCCTCAGCAAGGTATGCTTGAGTCTGCTTCTATACTTCTTCAGGAGGAGTCTGTTAACTTTGCTGGTAAATTAAACTTCAACAATGGATTTACTGGCGACTCACTGATGTCTGTTATGGCGGGACATGGATGGAATCCATTCAATGAAGTAATTGAAAAAGAAGTTTTGTTTTATGGTCCAATTCCAGAAGAGTCACACTTGAATAGTTGGAGTCCTAGTTGGAATTACGACCATTGGGATTTGGATAGATATTGTGAAGTGCCGTATCATTATTACTTGAGGACATTGTATGCGAATTGATTCATTCTGTGTTGTTGGTGGGGGATCTTCGGGATGGATGACTGCTGCTGCTCTGCTGCGTGCATTTCCTGAGAAAGATATTACTATCATCGAACCTAAAGATAGGAATATCATTGGTGTTGGTGAATCTACCCTTGGACATATCAACAGATTCTTCAGATTTCTGGGTCTGAGTGATAGAGAGTGGATGCCATATTGTAGTGCAACCTACAAGTCATCTATTGCTTTCCAAAACTTCAGAGATGGAGAGGGTGAGCGTTTTCAGTATCCATTCGGAAGAATTGATCACTCTGATTATAGAAGTGATTACATGACATTCTTTGAGTTGAGGGCAAGATTCCCTCAACACTATCCACCTGAAGAGTTTGCTAGATTCTTCAATCCAAATACCATTATGGCAGAGGAAAATCGGATTACTTCCGATTATGTGTGCAATGAGCATCCATCTTGGAGATTCTCTGAAGATACTGCATATCACATGGACTCTGAGAAGTTTGGTGAGTATCTAGACAAAGAATATTGCAAAGATGCAATCACCAGAGTATATGGCACTGTGTCTGGTGGTGTGAAGACACCTGACGGCAGACTTGCATCTGTGATTGTTGATGATGGCACAGGTGCTGCTCAAGTTGTAAAGGCAGATCTCTTCATCGACTGCACAGGATTCAAATCTGTGGTGCTTGAAGGCATCATGGGATCTGAGTTTGTATCATTTAATGATGTGCTGTTTAATGACACAGCATTTGCTGCTCGTGTTGACTATACAGACAGAGAGAATCAGATGGATCTCTATACTGACTGTGTTGGATTGTCTAGTGGTTGGGTGTGGAATATCCCACTGTGGGATAGAGTTGGCACTGGATATGTATTCAGCAAGAAGTATATTGACCCAGACATTGCTTATGAAGAGTTTGTTGAATACATTGCGAAGAGGTATAGTCCAAAGGTTGCCGATGCTGCCCAATATAAACTGATCAACATCAGACATGGTAAGCGTAAGAAGGCGTGGGTGCAGAATGTTGTTGGTATCGGTCTTGCATATGGATTCTTAGAACCACTGGAATCTACTGGTTTGATGACAACTCATGAGAATATCCTTTATCTGATTGATACTCTCATGAGACGCAATCAGGTCACTCGTATTGATGTTGATTCATACAACTACACTGTGGATAATGCTATCGAGTCCATGAAGAATTTCATTACGATGCATTATGTCCTCACAGGTCGTGATGATACGAAATACTGGAGAGACTGTGCAAATGTAGACTTTGCAGGTAAGAATGATCTCTTCCAGATTAAGGAAGATCCCCTTACTTGGCATAGTATGCTACAATCTAGGTTGGAATACTATCAGTTGTTTGATGGACTCAGGAAAAACTTCTGGAGTGAAGATAAGTTTGCTGGTCTAATCTACATCGCTGCTGGTCAGGATTTCTCGCCAATCAACGAGTTTAATGTTTATGAGGCACACCACTTGTATCCTGTCAGGAAGTCAACAATCAATGATTACCACAAACAATGGCAAGAGGATCGCAAGGCAATATATAATGCAGTCAGACAACTTCCAACACACTACGAATACTTGAGGGACTACATTTATGTGGAAAAAGATTAAAGCAAAGTTTCAGAAACCATGGATTAGATTCTATTCTATGGACGCTGGTGTTGCAGAGTTTTTCCCTCTGTATCCTTCTAAGAAACTCAAGAGAAAGTGGAGAGTTGATGTAGTCAAAGATCAGGCAAAGAAGCGTAGTGAGTGCCCAGTGATGGCACTCAGAGAAACATTCGACAACCTCAAGATGCAGGACAATGGCATCAAAGAACATGCCGCAACTTGCCCTGCATTGACTGCAATCATGGACAGTGGTTGGATACTCCCTGCCCCAGCAGATTTTGCTATTCGTCCTAAAGAGGATGGCACATTCCAGTGGGTCACCAGACAATTATTTGTTGGTGGTAAGTATGTCACGTCACACATTGAGCGACAGACTGATGGGATGAGAGATCTTGTCAACAAAGGTATGCCAACCCTCGGTCAAGTTGTGAAGTTGGAGACACCCTGGAGAGTGCAAGCACACCCTGATATTGTTATCTTGCAGATTCCAGTTGCATATCATGAAGACATGAGATTTAGTGCTCCTTATGGTATAGTGGATCCACAGTATTCATATGAAATCAATGTGCAACTCTTCTGGCACGCTATGGAGGGTGATCACATTGTAAAAGCAGGCACACCATTGTGCCAATGGATTCCTATTCCTCGCAAATGGTTGGACTCTAGTGAGTTTCAAATTGTTGTAGAGACTGCTAATGAGCATGACTACAAATGCGAGCAGATGATGGATTATTTGAAGACTAAATCATTCATCGAAAACACAACCTTGGATGAGCGTATTAAAGACCATGCCAAGATCAACTCACTAAATAAGAATCTAGAGAGGTTTAACTAATGGAAGCACAAACGTTTAGTAATCTGCCTGAAGTTGAGAATGTAGACATCAATGATTTGGCAGGTGTCAGCAAAGAAGAGAGATTAGGTATCTTCTGTGATGAGGATGGCAATCCTGTGAGGTTGACATATGATCAACTGGTAGCAGATCTTATTTCTCAGTATGAAGAGACTATCGCTGAGTATAGGAAACTCACTGAGGCATTGGATAACCTTTCCTATTCATCTACAGTAACTCGTGTGTCCCTTGAGGGTATGCAAGAGAAGAAAGATAAGTTGAATAAACTGCAGGGTGCTATCGAAGCATTGTATCTGTATAGTATCCATGTGGATCCCAATGTAACCGACAAAGAGTTTACTTTCGCTGAATAATTATGTTGAAATGTGATTACTGGTTTCCCAGAGGTATCTGGCACCAGAAGGATTGTGGACTAGACACCCAACAATTCGTTGACTTTGCTATTGACCATCGTGGTGCAATGTCTGGTAGACAAGCATCAAATGAAGGTGGATACCAATCAAATGATTGGGGAAGTGAAATGATTCACACCATAGAACCATGGAAGGGATTATCTGAGGTAATCTATAGTGCAGTGGATGTAGCATGTCAGGATCTTGGATTCAAAGATTTTGCCATGCTGATCACTAATGGTTGGTTAAATATCAATGGACCTGGAGATCTCAATCATTGTCACTCACATCCTGGTGCAATGTTTGCTGGTGTTTATTATGCTAAGGTGCCCCCAAAGTCTGGTGGTATCACATTCCTCCGACCATTTGATGAGGGGCATAAGTTTAAGTCTTGGGGCACAGCATATAACTATGTGCATGGCACCAATCCATTAAACAATGAGATAGCAGCATATGATCCCGAACCTGATCAGTTGTTTATCTTCCCAGCAGACACACTGCACCGAGTAGAGACAAATAAAGGCAGTGAGGAGAGAATCTCTTACTCTTTCAATGTGACGTTGTATTCAACACATATTAACTATGGCAGTATCCAGAAGTCTATCGAATCTTTTACCCAAAGCGTATCTGAATCGCCTGAATGATGTGATGACGAGCAGGGGATTCCCTTGGTATTTCCTGCCCAATGATGTCACATATGGCAGTGGGTATGAGTATAAGTTTGGTGATCAAAATCTATTTGGGATGAGTCCAACCGATCAAACATCATGTGGTTGGACTCATGTGCTGTGTCATGACAGTGAACCAGTATCACAATATTATGATCTATTCATTCCCATTGTAGATCACATTCAAGACAGACTTGGTTGCAGTTTTAATATCTTTCGACTGAGACTTGCGATGCTGCATAATAGTCATCATGTCAAAGATTACAACACACCACACACAGATCACGAGACTAAGCATCACACAGGACTATTCTATTTCCATGATGCTGATGGTGACACAGTGTTATTTGATCAGGTTGATGATCCAACCAAAGAATTGAATGATCGAATATTCAATACATTCAATCAAGAATACACTGTATGTGAGAGACATAAACCAGAGGCAAACAAGTTTGTATTGTTTGATGGTAATAGATACCACGGATCATCTAATCCTGTGCAATCGCAGTATAGAATTGTATTAAACTTCAACTTCCACGGTATGCCCGATGACGTTATTATTGCCGATTAAACTATACGATAGAGACTGGGATCATGATGTCCCACACTACTATGAGGGTGTAATCGATCAGGAAGAGTGTAATTCTATTTGCACATGGAGTGATGTTGAGTATTGCTTAAACAACCCACAATTCTTTGATATTGATGTTGTCAGTCGTCATAGAATTGAAAAGATCAATCCGCCCAAATATGCTCGTAGTTGGTCTAAGTATGATTTTGAAGAGAAAGAGGAATTGTTTCATGCCCTGAGAGATGGGCACACAATTATCATCAACAACTATTCATTCAGAGATAGACGTAGGTCTGAAATGGTGGGCGAATGGGAGTCAATATTCCCTGGCGATTCACAATTTCAGATCTATTGTGGTCTTGGAAAGAGTAATAGTTTTTATATTCATGAGGATCTACCTAGTAACTTTATTGTGCAGTTGAAGGGCACAACTCATTGGCGTGTATATAATGAAAGACGTGCAACATTTGTGATTCAAGCAGACCCAGGTGATCCAACAGTAAACTATGATTCATTCACTCCTGCTATTGATGTAATATTGAAACCTGGAGATGCTCTATACATACCACCAAGATGTTATCATTGTGCATCACCATCTGAAGAAAGAATCTCTTTAAGTATTCCTGTCCATCACTATCATTTGTATCATGCGAAATCCTTTACCCGACCAGTTGATAGGAAATGGTATTCAATCCGTTAATCCTTATCCATTCATCTTCAGGTCACAATATGATTTCACTGACATCTGGAATGAAATAATCCCAGAGACTGATTATTATCTAGACATCATTGATGATCCTCAGAGTGTATATCGTAACTCTGCACTTGAGAAGGGTGGCACATCATCTGTTGGTAGATGTAGGCACGATCCTCCACATGGATGGAAAGTATTTGAAGACTTTACTGGCAATCATATCCCCATGGTTGTTGATGACATTTGGGATAGATGGTCACTGAAGAGAGTATATCGAAACATCACAGAATCGTGGATCAATAGACATCCTCCTGGTGCAACTACACTAGAGCATCATCATCAAAATGTCACAGTTGCCGTGGTTGCCTATCTACAGGTGCCTGAGGGTAGTGGTAACTTACAGATCAAGAATCCATTTGATATATACAAACTCTCAGAACCTGTGTCTGATGAGTATGAAATGCCCAACGAAGATAACTGGATAGATATACCAGTTAAGACAAATGACGTGCTATTCTTTCCTGGATGGTTACGTCATCGCACTGGTCCTAACAATGGACAGGGCACACGTTATGTAATGACATTGAATATCACTGCTCTAGTATCATGCAACATCCCTTGATTCAAGTATTTGACACTGACATTCTAGACAGTGAGATATGCCAGAGAGTTATTGAATTGCCCTACTGGCATGGTAGACAGGATCTGCCCCAAACTAATATAGAAGAGGTAGATCTTCGTGGCACATATTACACCCATGATTTCTACAGTGTGGATCATCATGGCACCACACCTTTCACACAATGCAGTCTGAATCCTCTCTATGAGAATGTGTTAGATAGATTGGAATCTCTCCGCTGTCCAATACCTCCCAGGAAAGATCTCTACAGTGCATATATGAATGTGCTGAAGTTTGGTGATGCTCCACGCATACATTGTGATGCACCACATTGGTGTGACAATCAGGTCACAATGATTGTGTATATGAATGAGTTTTGGATACCTAACTATGGTGGTGAAACTATATTCTATGATCACAATCTAGATATTCTTCATGCTGTCTGTCCTAAACCTGGCAGAGTTGTTATCTTTGATGGGAGAATACCTCACAGTGCTCGCACACCTACTCCATACTTCTTGTGGAATAGATATATGCTTGCCTTTAAGTTTATGGCACTCGATGAAAGGAATGAATTGCTAGATGCAGCATCTAAACAACTACATCCCTACACAGAATATGATCAAGGTGTGCCTGGTTTTAGTCCTAGTAGAGTAGAAGAGTTAATTAGTGATACAAACTATACAAAATACTATGAAACTCAAACTAAATAGGGTATCCATGCTTGGGGGATACGATGTGGGCAAAATCTGCAATCCTATCTGACGAAGAGAAAAAGGTCGTCAAACAATCGCTCTTTCTCTACAGTAATAAACACCTCGCTAGCGGGGGTTTATCACCCAAACAAGAGCAGTTGTTGAAACACATTCGAGAAACACTGCATCTTAATCAATGACAACACCACTCCTAATCGGTAACAGTCCTGCTATTGAATTGAGAAACATTATGAAGTATTTTGTGAAGGGTGCTCGCGCCCGTTTCGATGGTTTTGAGGGCAATATCGAGTTTGTAGGAGATGAGTATGTCACTCTATGCATCAGCAAGAATGAGACTGAAGACGAACATGCATTTAGTAGAGTCAACAAGTGTTGCATTGTTATCTACCCTCATCAATGGGAAGATGTAGAGATGGAACCCATTAAACAGTATGGCAAATCCTATACTGGAGTTGTTGACGATCACCCAGGTAACGATATGTTGCCTGAGTTAGATAAACGGTGATATATAGCGTAGAATCTTATGGTGATACAAATGAGATGAAACTCCTTTATATCATTTATATCATGTGACCAACTTGAGAAAGGAGGTTGTGATATGCACAATATCATACCTAGGCAACAGTTAACTGAATGGCGTCACTTTGAGTCTACGGTCAATCGAGCGTTGGAGGATTATGACACGATCAATGACTATTTTGACTGCCTAATTGAATGCTCATTAGAAGAAACACCTGCACAATGTAGGAGGGTTTGCAGACTACTAATCTAGTGGACGGTCATATATCCGTCACAGGGCACCTATGGGTGCCCTTTTTCGTGTATAATATCTGGAGACAAGCGCCCAGCACTCCATGCCCATTACCCTTCGCCCTCACCAGCAGCGTGCTCTAGAGGCGATGGAATCATATAACAAAGGTCAGATCATTGTCCCCACTGGTGGTGGCAAGACCTTCATTATGATTCAAGATGCTATCAATAAACTGCAGAAAGGTGCCACTATTGTAGTTGTCGCACCTCGTATTCTCCTCGCAAATCAACTCTGCGATGAGTTTATGCAGTTTGTTGATAAGAGCAACGTGCATGTGTGTCATGCTCATAGTGGTGAAACTCACTTCTACAGCAGCACCAAGAGCGACAACATTGCTCTCTTCGCTAACACTGCTCGCGCTGCAGGTGAGTCCTGCATTATCTTTACCACCTATCATTCTCTCCATCGTGTTGCTAACTCTGGCATTACTATTGACTGTGCTTACTTTGACGAAGCACATAACAGTGTTGCAAAGTCTTTCTTTGTTTCTACTGTTTGTGTTAGTGACATCGCTTCCTCTGCTTACTTCTTTACTGCTACTCCTCGCATTAGTCATCGTGACCGCCGTGGTATGAATAACGCAGATGTGTATGGCAACGTTATTTGTAGTGTGCCTGCACCTGAATTGATTGCTGGTGGTAGCATCATCCCTCCCACTATTGTGCCCTTCACTATCAACAAGAGCATCAGTAAGGATGAGGCACATGTGCATCACTCGCAATCTATTCAAGATGTGCTAGACAATCTCGACGAGACTCACGCTGCTAAAGTGTTGGTTGCTGTGCCATCTTCCAAGGTGCTCGGTAACATCATCGGTCACACTTCTATCCTCCAAGAGTTGAAAGAGCGTGGTTATGATGTGCTCCATGTTACCTCTAAGTTTGGTGCATATGTCAACGATAAGAAGGTCAATCGTGAAGTATTCTTCGACACGTTGACTGCATGGGGTAAGGAAGATGGACGCAAGTTTGTTATCTTCCACTACTCTATTCTCTCTGAAGGTATCAACGTCCCTGGTCTCACTCATTGCATCCTGCTGCGTAATCTTAACGTGGTTGAGATGGCACAAACGATCGGACGTGTGATCCGTCTACATAAAGATGACGCTGCAGATTTGCAATCTGGTGCTCTCACTCCTGGTGCATTTGCTAACTATCGCAAACCCACTGGTTTCGTGACTGTGCCCGTGCATCAGAATTATGGTGCTCAAGTTGTCAAGCGCCTGCAGCGCGTTGTTGATGAGATCTTCATCAAAGGTGTCCCTCCTACTGCACTCGTATGATACCCATTATTATTCAAGAACCACTGCACTGGAAACCTATTGAGGTGCCTGCTGCTATTGTAAGGCAATGTGATGACTACTACCCATACATTGATGCATATAACATTAACGATCCAACTGAAGAATTGATGATGCTTGATTGCTACTGGCACAAGATGGGTTACTATGATACAAAGCATCCAATTCCTGTTTTACCCTATCATCCAATCGTAGAAGAGTTTGAATGAAACTATGGCGACTATGGTGTAAAGCACTCGGAGAAAAAGCATCCAATGATAAACGAGAAGCAGACAACATTGCTAGTATACGGTCTATTATATTTGTCACTTATTTCCTCACTAATTGTTTCATTGTTGCAGGAGTGATCAGACATTGGAATGATGTGCCAGTCGCCAAACCGTCCACTATTTGCACCGCACGGTGATTTTGTCTGTATATTAGTAAGGTCAAAGCAATTCGATCAATGGCAACCAACGCACAACTCGCTGATCAACTCTTTCGCCTGATTCCTGCCGCTCTCAACCTCACCACCCAGCGTCTTTCTAAAGGTCTCAGCATCATCTCTGGCGGTCGTTATGGCGATCTCGATGAGTATTTTGGTGAGAATACTGTTGACAAGACTAAACTGCTTGCCAACATCTTCAACCCTGCTCTAGAGGATGCTGCCAAGAATCTCGGAGTTGATTACATCACCGAAGAGACTACTGGTTATGATGCTATCCTGTTGCAGGAAGAGTTGGAGAATAAACTGACACTGGGTCAGGATACTTCATCCTTCGCTACTGGCAACAACCACAGCAAGACTAAGGTTGATAAGGTCTTTGTCTGCAAAGTGCAGCAGGTTGGTAACATCTTCCCTCGTTGTTTCGCTGCTATTGTTGACCTCTCCCTCGCCACTAATGAGGCGACTGGGTGGACTGACAGCGTTACAAAGACTGGCAAGAATAACAACGGTTTCAGCAAACTGCAGATCCACAAAGATGATGCTGCTTGCATTACTGTGATCTATGGTAAAATCAGAAGCACCACCAAGTTTATCCACACCGAATATGAAACTCTCGCTCAATGATACTTACCTGATGAATTGCATCGATGGGATGCAACTCATGGATGAGGAGAGTGTGGATCTAGTGATCACCTCTCCTCCCTACGATGACCTGCGGACATACAATGACAGCAGCAAGTGGGACCATGAGGTATTCAAGAGGGTAGCAGATAGCATCGTCAGGGTATTGAAACCTGGCGGTGTTATCATGTGGAATGTCAACGACGCAACGGTAAAAGGTAGTGAAACTGGTAGTAGTTTTCGTCAGTGCCTATACTTTATGGATGCTCATGGTCTCCGTCTACATGATACTATGATCTATGAAAAGACAGGCACAGCATTTGCTTCTGGTCCTAATAGCGTGAGATATACTCAAATCTTTGAGTATTGTTTTATCCTCTCCAAGGGCAAACCTAAGACCATCAATCTTATCCAAGATAAGAAAAATGCATGGGCAGGTTATACTTCCTTCGGAAATGCTAAAACCAGGCGCAAGGATGGGACAATGCATGACCCAGGCAAGAAGAGCAAAGAAATCAGAGAATATGGTGTAAGGACCAATATTTGGAAGATTAAGAATAGCGGTGGGTTTGGACAATCATCCAAAGAGTCATACAAACACCCTGCAACCATGCCTGAGGAGTTAGCAAGAGGTCATATTATCACCTGGAGTGATAAGAATGATGTGGTGCTTGATCCTTTCATGGGTAGTGGCACAACTGCTCAGGTGTGTATAGAAGAGGGCAGGAAGTTTATTGGTTTTGAGATTGATCAAACTTACTGTGAAATGGCACAGAAACGTGCTAAACTTTGCAAACCTCACCTATTGACAATTCTCACATGATTCATGAGGCACCCGATGGGTATCATTACAGCGTCGCTGAGTTTAACAAGACTTACGATGTTGTGTGGTTACATCATCACTATCCCTACGTTTATACCACTGAACCAGTTAAAACTGTGTGGGGATTTATCAAGAAGAAAACAGGAGCAATTCATTCTCCTATAAATGCAAAGAAAGTAGGAAGTGAGATTGATAAAGATCTCACCACACCATTCACCGCAATGCCACCACCATGCTAAGAAATACTGCCATCGTTATACCTATCAGCGACAAAGCAAGGAATGATCTTGCTCAGTATCTGAATAACAAAAACCAAGTGAGAGTAGAGCACAAGAAGGGCAATCGCATCTTCGTTAGTGCATGGGACAACCCAGATTATTGGTTTTGGGTTGATGCTCCACAAGATGATAATTGGTTGATTGAAGAAAACAAATGACACACTTCACACGCACATCAGATGCTCCATATGATCGACATCGTTATAAAGTATGGTGTGTCGATGGTAGTGTCAAGATTCTAGATGATTATGAAGATGTGATGAGAGCATGGTGGAACTTCCCACAACATCTATCACATGTTGAGGTGCTTGATGCTAAGACAAAAGGAGGAGGATTCAAGTGAAAGATCTAATTAAGGTCATCGATGATAGATACCCTACCTGGATGCTTTCAGAGGCATCACAGCGCCTTCTAGAGTATCCTGTGCGCTTCACAAACTCACCCTATGGTAACTATCAGAAGAGCAGATTCTTCGGGACGATGATGGTATCCAATGGAAGATGGGTTGGTCCTGAGTATGATTGGTTTGTTGAATATCTCAACGCTGATGTTACTCATGATGATGATCTGTTGCCTGGATATAAAGTGCAACGCACACTGTTAAACTTTCAAAGTGTTGGACTATTGTCTGAAGAGCATACTGATGCTGATGAGATTGGTCCAATGAGTGTAGTTTACATGGTGGAGGGTGTTGATGGTGATTTGATCTTTGCAGATCATTCTACTGAATCACTGCACAGGATACCATTCAAAGAGAATAGAATGGTGATATTTCCATCCCATTTGCATCACTGGGGCAATCCACCATCTAGAGGAGTTAGACTCACTCTAGGACTAATCTGTGTCCCACCTGAAATCTGAAATCATCCTTAAGTTTCGGTGCTGAAGTCCATACATAGAGTAGACTGTGTTTCTGTTTGAAGACAACCAATGATCGATCTCGAATCAATGTCACACGAAGATAAGGAGGCATTAGCAGAAGATTGTGAGGATTATTTGTTGCACCGACACATCCCTCTCCGCTCACATTCGTATGATAATATAATCATACATGCATTGCGTGAGGGTTATCAACTCAGTCGATCGCCCCTCTATCGTTGATTGTGCCACTCTACAAACCTCCACACTCCAAGCGCCCAGTGACCCGCTGTGCCCTACAATACTCAGGTAACAAACAAACAAAGCAACGTGACTGACTTCATTTGTGCATACTTCGGTGGTGATCAGTCTGGTATCACCTGGACTATCACTGCCCGTGGGTTCGCATCTGCTAGGCAGGCAGAAAAGCACGGTTTGTTTATGATGCCAACTGCAGGAGTCTTCGGTTTCGCTGTTATCAAAGAGACCGAAGATTCTTGGCAAGTTATTGAGAGCAACTCCATGTTGCCTGACAATGGTTACTCCATCGGTCCCGATGGAATTAACTCTTTCAAAGTTACAAATGTCCCTCAACTGCAACTTGTTTGATTATGACTGACGCTTACACCTTCCACCTGGAATCTGAAGTGAATAAAAAGTATGCTGAGCAACGTCGCCAACGTCTTGATGAGGCGATCGGTGATTATCTCAACTCCGATGATACAAATCCTCGGCAATGTTATGATGAGTTAGTGTCTGCTATTGAGGATACGATTGCATACCATGATCTACATCGATCACGCGCACAGACTCTACTGAATCTAATCACGGATGGTAGTGTGCCACTTGAATAACCTGCACACCAAATGAGCACAGGCACCAGATCTGTGCAAATATAACAAGGTCAAAGCAATTCGACATGACTACCAAAGCACAAGCACTTCAGCAGTTTAAGTATAACTGGAAAGTCATCACTATTGCACATCCCAAACTCAAGAATGATGTAGTTTGGAAGCGCACTGAATGGAATGACTTTACTGATCAACTGTGCAAAGAGGGTTATATCACCCTCTCACAATATGAGCGTTGGAGCAATCCTTTCTGATGATCACTTCTGCAGCAAATGATAGTGACTGGATCGACTTTTGGGAGAATCCAGATCTAACTCTACAAGATGAAGATCTCGATGAAGACATCTTCATCACAGAGTTAAATAAGTGTGATCTCGCTATTCTTCGCGGTCTCGTTGAGAATACTCCACACACTGATTTGCTTCAAAAAATCATTCAACTTCAACATTCTAAATGATCATGGATTACGACATCAACGAGAAGGAAACCAGCATCGAAAACATGGGTGAAACCTATTTCCTTCGCTTGACTAATCTTGTTAAGGAAGGAAAGAATGAGGACGCCATTGCTGTATGTGAAGAGTGGATTGTTGATGGTGTTGATCCTCAAGATGGCGAGTATGAATGGACTTTCATGAATAATCTTTATGTCTGATACATCACAAACATTAGAAACAATTCTTGCACAAATTGATGAGATTGAGAAGCAAATTGATGATCCACATGTAACATTCAAGGATTTCTTGAGGAGGCATCTTATCTCATTGCGTGTTGAGTTTGAGAGGCAATTATCTCTCGCAAACAACGATCACAAGAAACTCGATCAATCTTACTGAATCATGCTAAGT